TAAAACATCCCGTTTTACCAGTACCTGATTGTGCTTGCGCTATAATGTCTTTTTTTGTAATCATTGGACCAATTGCTTTTTTTTGTATAGGACTAGGATCTTCAAACCCATATCCATAAATACCTCGTAACAATGAAGATTTAATATTTAAATCTTCCCAACTTTTAATATCATTAGTATTTTCGTCAGACATATTATTAGCCATAGTATTATAATTATTAAATGTTTAAGTGTATATTAAAATATATAATGTTTAATTTATTTTAATAAATATATATATTTAAATATAATTAATTAAACATTAAAATCTATATAAAAATAATATAAACATACATATTATGATTTGCATAACTAAATATACATTGGATGATTACAAAATTATTCATAAAAATATGAATCATTTTGATGTTTCACAAGAAACTATGAATATTATTGATAAATTATCTTTGGAAGTTGGTTCTCCAAATTATAGTAAAACGCCACAATTTAGACATAAACGTGTAAATAATTATTATGTAAATAAAAACAAAACATTAACAGATATGAATTATGATTTAGAAATGGACAAAGCATTTAAAGTAACAGATTTGAAAAAAATAAACAATAATGATAATTATATTGAGATTATTCGGAATAGTTTAAATAAATTAACAAACAATAATTATGATGAAATAAAAAAGGAGATATTTATAAAATTCGATACTATTGTAGAATCAGACAATGATTTAGATACTACTTTAAAAAAAATATCTCTTTGTTTTTTTAATATTATAAAGAATAATAATATATTTTCAAGCACTTATGCGAAAATTTATTCCGAGTTAATCAATAAAAATAGTATATTTTTTGATATATTAGAATATAATAAAGAATTATATAGTAAAAATGCAATAAGTGTGGAATATGATAATCCAGATGATAATTATAATATATTATGTGAAATTAATAAAATAAATGATACTAAAAAAACGCAAGGCTTATTTTATGTAAATTTAATGAAAGAAAAAGTAATAGAACCAAAATATATTTATGATTTATGCATATCTATATTAGATTATTATATTATATTAATAAATTGTGAGAACAAAAAATATGAGTGTTCTTATCTTTCTGATTTATTTTATATATTATATTCAAATAGTTATTCTTTTTTTACTAATGTAGATTGCAATTATAATTTAACAATAACTGATATTATAAATAGAATTACAAATTATAAAGTATCAGATTATAAAAGTTTAAATAATCAATCAATATTTAAATTTATGGATATTATAGATGAAATGAGTTAAAAAAATTGTTATAATTATTTTAATGGAGTTATATATTAGTGAAAAAGCCATAGATCATCAAGATAATATATCAGAAAATAATATTGATGATAATAATATTCATGGTGATAGTATTAGTGATTGTATAAATAATACTATTTTATATGAAGAAGTTGAATATCTAAAATTAAATAATAATGGAATTAATTTAATATTAGATTATTATAAAATACCAAAAAAAAAACAACCAAAATCCCAAAAAATACTAGATATTGTTTTATTTGAACAAAATAATGATAATATAGCGATTGTTAATAAGAGAAAAATTCTTTGGGAATGTATAAAAAATATTCAAGATGACAATTATCTAAAAAAGTATTTACTTATAAAAATTTAACTAGTATAAAAATAAAAATATATTTTCTATATTATAATAAAAAATATGTTATCAGAAAATCAATCTACATTAATAAAAAATTATTATGCAAATAAGAAAATTCAGACTGAATATATTAATAATATAAAAACCATAATTAGTAAGAAAAAATCAAATTTTTCTAATATTTTTATTTATACAACACCATATGTAAACGAAATAGCTATTACTATTAGTGAAATATTTACAATAAATGGTATTAATAATAGCATACATACATCATTGGTTAGTGAAAGTCATATTAATATCGTAAATAATGATGATGATTATAAAATATTTATTATAGCATTTCAATCTTTTTTTACTGGACAAAAATCTAACTTAATGCAATTAAAACCATATACATATATATTATATCAATTAGAACAAGTAAATACTTCTGAAAAATATCACAATATAATTAAACCTTATATAGAAAATTTTATGAAGAAATCACTATTAATACTAGAATATAATAATGACAATTACAATATGTATAAAAATATAAAAAATATACATGAAGTTAAGATACCAATTAATTCAAAATTACTTATACATAATGATAAAGATATTGATTTATTATTTTATGGAACAATGAATGATCGGCGAAAAAAAATATTGGACAGTTATAAAAAACATTTTAAAATAGTTATTCTAACAGATGTTTTTGGTAACGAACTCCAAGAATATTTAAAAAAAAGCAAAATTGTTTTAAATATACATTATTATGAAAATGCTTTGTTAGAAACATGCAGAATTAATGAAGTTTTAAGATACGGTTGTAAAATAATTAGTGAAAATGTAAATAGTAATAATGATAATATGTATGGAAATATGATATTGTTTACTGATTTTTTTGAAATAGAAGAAACCGTGGAACTTATATCAAAGAGCTTACGATTTATAGATATTGATAATAGTGTAAATGAAAAAAAAAAAATTATTACCGATATTATAAGTCAAAATAATTCTTCTTTTATGAATATTGTAAAATATATAAAATATCCATATTTATTTAATAAATATTTATTAAAATTATCTGATGTAAATAATGAAATTAAATATGATGTAATAAGGTCTAATATATTAGAATTATCTACAAAATATATTTCAGATATTAGTAGTGTAAATGAACATACTGAAATAATACCTGAAAACATTATAGATATAATATTAGATATATTTTATAAAGATGGTAAATATAATAGTTCGGATAATAAAATTATACAATCATTTATGGTAGATAATAAAGAATATTTTACTGATATTATTCCAAATATCAAAAACTATATAAAATTAGAATCCGAAAATGATAAAGAAATACATAATGCAAAAGAAAATATGGAAATAGAGAAAAATAAACTACATACTACATTACATATAGAAATTAATAATATTGAAGATGAGTTTATTAAAAATAAAAATAATATTGATATTTTTGTTGAAAATAAAAAACATATTTTATATTCTACAGATAAAACTAATGATATTTTATATCATGAAAAAAAATTTGCAACAACAGAAATTATTTTAAAAAAAGAACTAGAAAATATATATGAATGTAATAATGAAAATTACAAATTATATTTTGATTCATTACCAAATATAAAAAATATTAATGATGATTTAAAAAGAGAACAAGCAATTCTAAATAGTAATATAAAAATTTTAGAAAATGAGATAAAAGACATAAGTGAAACGGTTAATTTAAATCGTCCTTTGAAAATAGAAAATAATGATTATTATTATTTATATAATAATACAATGGAGTCATTAGATTTTACTGATGAAAATAATAATTATCAAGATATTATATATAATAATAAATATAATATTAAATTTAATGTAGATTCAGTAAATCTAATATTTATATTGCAAAAATTAAAATTAAAGTTAAATGATATAATAAAGAATATAAAATATAATGAAAAAATAATAAATATTATAAATACTGCGTATGAAGATATTAAAAAAAATGTATTGGAAAATGGTACAGAAGATGATATAGAAAGTATTATGGAAAATAAACTATCTATATTATATAACCTATGTGATTATAGAATAAAATATGCAGATTTAGTAAATTATTATGATAATACAATGGAACAAAATATATATAATAATATTTATAATAATAATATAGAAATTAAAAGCATTTGTAATTTGTTGAAAATGAATTATATTCAAATAGATAAAATAAAACAAATAAAAGAATATACAATTAAACATTTTAAAACATATTTAACGGAATTAGATATAGAATATTATAACAAAAACATAATATTATTAAACAATAAAGAAGATTCTATAAATTTATTACATGATAAATATTTAAAAGAAAAGCAAAAAGTCACTTTGGATTATGATAATAATATTAAAAACTTAATTATAAAACATAATGAATCTAATATAATAAAAAATGAAATATTGGAAACTTTTAAAGTAACATTAATAAATAAATTTACATCCTATATAAAAAAAAACAATAAAAGAAAAGAAATTTTGACGGAATGTTTTAAAAAAGATGTAAAAGCCAAATTTAATCATAAAAATATTGTTAACCATATACATTGTTATAATTTATATCACTTTGATGAAATATATAAAAACTATATTGATGTAATAAAAAATAATTTAAATGCTATAATAATTGTCACATATTCGATAGGTGAACTAGATAATATTACTGAAATAGATATAGAAAATTTTATTTTCTTAAAAATAAAAAATATTGGACAAGATATTGGTGGAAAATTATGTATAATAGATTATTTGCATAAAAATTATATAGATTATTCACATATTATATTTTTACATAGTAAAACTAATATTAAATGTAGAAAGAAATATTTTTCGTTTATTTCACAAGACAAAATTGATAATATAAATGACTATATTAGCGAAAATATTGATGGTATATTTCCAAATATAAAAAGAACTGGTGATTGGGGGTCTAACGAGTTTATACCTAATAAACATTATATAAATAATATTTTAGATTTATTAAATATAAATGATACATCTAGTGAGTTTATTGAAGGTAATTGTATGATATTAAGTAAACGAGTAATTGTAAAGCTATTTGTAGAAAATTTATATACTTTTTATAATTTATTAAATTATGAAAATACTTTTGATCTTAATTGGGTAATATGGTATTATAAATTATTTAATGAAGATTTATCAAATGTGTATAATAAATATATAAATGAAAAGCTATATGGTAATGATAGATCTCATAATTATACAAAAATAGACGACTATCATAAAATGGGTAATACATGTGATGGTTATAAATTTGCAGATGCTATGATTGAACACGCGTTTGAACGACTTTATTTACAAGTTATAAATAGCTTTCGAGATGGAACATATAAACTAATATAATTTTATAATAAATATATTTTATGTTATTAGTTAAACATAAAATATAGATTAATTTTATAATGGTAGTTTCTATTATAAATGATAGTATAGTATATTTAGATAATAAAAAACCTGATATTAAAGATAATGATTATGATGCACCAGTATACACTATTGAACTTAATGGTAGTGAATATGAAATTGCTCTGGGAAAAGCAAGATATGAATATGTTGATCAAAATATCGTTTACTTCCCATTATATTTAGTAAAAGATTCAGAGATTTCATGTAAAATAGGTGTATATGAGATTGAAGCGGATAAATTAGAATCAAAATTAGATGATGATTTAGATTTAGATTTAGATAAAGTTGATAATCCCCCATTATTATATAAATTTTTTAATGATGAAACATTATCATGTCAAATAGTAGATACAATTCCAGAATATAATGGAAAAAAAAAATTAGAAGATATAGAAGAAAGTGATAAACAAGAAAGTGATAAACAAGAAAGTGATAAACAAGAAAGTGTTAAAGACGTAACTGGTGAAGAAGAAAGTGGTGAAGAAGAAAGTAGCGAAGAAGAAAGTGATGAAGAAGAAACTAGCGAAGAAGAAAGTGATGAAGAAGAAAGTGATGAAGACAGTAATCTTACTATAAATAGTACCATATGGATCCAAAATTATATGAATAGTGATAAATATAATATAGTTGAGAATCCTGGGGGTGGAGACTGTTTATTTTATTCAATTATTGATGGTTTAAAAACTATTGGTAAAAATTACAGTGTTGCAGAATTACGTCAAATATTATCAGATAATGTTGATCCTGATAAATATACAATTTGGAAAACATTATATGATGAAACAAAACAAAATTACGATGAGACTTTAATTAAAGCTAAAGCGTTAAATGCTATGAATAAGAAATATAGAGATACTTTATCAATTATTGACAATAAAAAAGAAAAGAGTGAAATTATAAAAAGCGCTAAACAAAATATTGATGAATTAAAGTCACTAAAAGAAGAATTAGAATTTGGAAAACAGTTTTTAAGAGAGTTTAATTTTATGAAAAATGTAAAAAATATTGAAGACTTAAAAAAAGTTATAAAAACTTCTATATTTTGGGGTGAATCTTGGTCTATATCTACACTAGAAATCATATTAAAAATAAAGCTTATATTATTATCCAAAGAAGCTTACCAAGATGGTGACAATGATAACGTTTTACAATGTGGGCAAAGTAGTCAAGAAAAATATAATCCAATACATTACATAATGTTAAGTTATAGTGGGAATCATTACGAATTAATATCTTACGATAAAAAAGGTGCTTTTATATTTACTGAAATTCCAAAATCAGTGAAAAATTTAATATTGGAGAAATGCATGGAAGGATCGGAAGGAGCTTATAATTCAATAGAAGAATTTAAAAATTTATTAAAAAATCCTCAAATAAGTTCTGATAAAGCTGATTCTGTTAAAGCTGATTCTGTTAAAGCTGATTCTGTTAAAGCTGATTCTGTTAAAGTTGATTCTTTTAAAGATGATTCTGTTAAAGATGATTCTGTTAAAGATGATTCTGTTAAAGCTGAATTATATAATGATAGTATAGTATTTCAATATTATATAAATTCTTCATCAAAACCGTATCCTGGTAAAGGTTCTGGTGAAAAAATAGAATCTAAATATGAAAAGGAATATTACTCTTTATCAAAGATACCAGAATGGAGACGTAAATTATCAAACTTGTGGGAAAGTAATATAAAGTTGGATGGATATACATGGTTAACAGTTGAACATTATTTTCAAGCAAATAAATATAAAAATGATAATCCTGATTATTATTATCAGTTTACGATTGAATCAAATAGTGACCTATCAAAAGAACCAAAATTACTAAATAAAGTAAAAAAAATAAAAATAGACAATAATTTCGAATCAATAAAAAATGATGTAATGCAGAAAGGGCAAACTGCAAAATATGAACAAAATAAAGAATTAATGGATATGTTACAAAAAACAAAAGACGCTAAATTAGTTCACTATGTAAAAGGGTCTTTACCTGAAGTACAAATTATTACGATGAATATAAGAAAAAAAAATATAATAAATTGAATAATATAATATATATTATATAATTATATAGTATATAATGCATTTGACATCAAATTCTTTAAAGTTATTACAAACTGTAAATAAAACTGTAAAAGATTGCTATAAAAATTATGACACTAGACAACAAGAACGGTTAAATATATTTATATATAAGATATATAAGCAACTTGGACTTGCTTGTAGTAGCTATAATAATAAAGAAAATATAAACCCTGAAATACGATATATAAAAAATTATTCATTAGAGAAAAAACCATTTATGTGGAACTCTAATTATTTTCCAGAGAATATAAAGACATATATTTTACGAGAAACAAATAGCGAGATTATTTATAATTTTAATATAAATGAAAAACTAATTTCTCTCCACATATTTAACTATGATGGTGAAAAAGATACTAATATTTATGTAAAAATGATATATTTATGGCTATACATAGCCGGATTGTATGCAGATAAGAATTGTTCAAAGAAAATAAAAATTTACTTATATTTGACACATTTTAAAAAAGAGATTGAGAGAGAAAATACAATATTGGCTCCAAAAAATATTAATACTGCATATACAACTAGTGGTTGTAATCATTATGGTGAAATAATAATATATAGAAAAGAAGAATGGTTTAAGGTATTTATACATGAAACATTTCATAATCTTGGACTTGATTTTTCTCATAAAAATATAGACAATTTGAAAGATCGGATGAGGGAGGTATTTAAAATTGGAAGTGACTATAATATTTTTGAAACATATTGTGAAACATGGGCTCGCATAATGAATTGTTTATTGACAAGTTTCTTATTATTAGATAATAAGAAAAATAGTCAAGAATATTTAGAATATTGTAATATATTTTTACAGTGTGAACGAATCTTCTCTCTAAAACAAAGTAAAAAAATGTTGCGGCATTATAATATAAATTTTGAAGAGTTATATGATTCAAAGACGAGTTTACAATTTAAAGAAGAAACAAATGTATTTGCATATTATGTATTAACTGGTGCGTTAATGAATAATTATTTATCATTCATTGACTGGTGTTTTAATAATAATAATAATTATTTTAAATTTAATGTAAAACCGAAAAATATTATGTTATTTGGAAAATTTATTATAAGATTGATGAACGAATTAAAGAGAGATGATACCTTGGAGTGTATTTATAATCATTGTGTAAAAACTGGAAATATTGCTAGGATGTCTCTAATAGAATTATAAAAAAAATTGACGGGTATAAAAGATAATAATTAATACAGTATTAATTAGAGATAAATTATATGGGTGTAAGAACGTTAAATACATATATTAGAAATAACTGTAAAAATTCGATGGATTTAATTGAGTTACAAAAATTGTATGGAAAAACAATTGTGGTTGATGCAAGTATTTATTTATACAAATTTCTACAAGATGATATTTTGTTGGAAAACTTTTATTTAATGATAGCAACATTTAAAAAATATAATATTAAATTAATATTTGTATTTGATGGTAAACCTCCAGTTGAGAAATATAAGTTATTGGATAAAAGATTTACTGAAAAGCAAGAAGCAAAAAATAAGTATGATATTCTTGATAAAATATTGAATGATAAAGAAAAAATTATTTGTCAAGAAGAGAGAACAAAGATAGAAAGAAAAATGCTTTCATTAAAAAAAAAATTTTTGAGAATCAGTAAAAATGAAATTGATAATGTAAAAGAATTAATTTCTGCATTTGGAGAAAGTTATATTGACGCTGAAAATGAAGCAGATCAATTGTGTGCAAAAATAGTAATAAAAAAAATGGCATACGCATGTTTAAGTGAAGATATGGATATGTTTCTCTATGGTTGTCCTAGAGTACTAAGATATTTAAGTTTAGTAAATAAGAATGTTGTATTATATGATTTGCCAAAAATTTTAAAAGAATTAAATTTGACTTTTACGGATTTCAAAGATATCTGTGTTTTATGTGGAACTGACTATAGCAATATTGGTGAAAATCGTACATGTGATATGGGAACTGCATTTAAATATTTTATAAATTATAAAAATAGTAGTGAATCAAATTTTTATAATTGGATTGATAAAAATATTAGATTATATGATATAATTGAATTATATAATATACAAAATCTCTTTTTATTGGATAAAATTGATATGCGATCATGTAACTTATATTGTAATGTATATAATAAGGAAAAGGTAAAAAATATAATGAAAGGGGATGGTTTTATATTTGTAAATTAAAAGTGAGAGAAATAATGCATAAGATATAAAAACATTTTTATCAATATAATATAAATACGAAATGAATATAAAAAACGAAAAAAAAAATATGAAGTATTATACAACAATGATAGATAATACTAGCGAGCGTAATATTAATATAACCGAAAAAAGCAAAATTATTAAACCCGAACAATACAAATTTTTTTATAAAAAAACCTATAAATTAGGTGAATTAAAAGAAATATGTAAATATTATAAACTAAAACTTTCTGGAAAAAAAATAGAATTAATTGATCGTATCTATATTTGTTTAAAAAAAAATAATTATGTAATAAAAATTCAAAGAATGGTAAGAAGATTTATTATATTAAAATATAATAGATTAAAAGGGCCTGGTTTGATTAGTAGAAATAGATGTATTAATGATAGTGATTTTTTTTCTATGGAGAGTATCAAAGATATATCATATGCTAATTTTTTTAGCTTTAAAGGTGATGATAATAATATATGGGGTTTCGATAGTATTTCTCTCTACACATTATTTTTAAAAAATAATAATGAAGTAATAAATCCATATAATAGAGAGAAATTAAATAATAACATTCTTCAAAACATTATTACAGTAAATAGATTATCAAAAATATTAAAATTAGAAGTAAATATGGAATTAGAAGATAATTTAGTTGAATTATCTGAAAAAAAGAAAACTGAATTAAGAATATTGGATGTTTTTATGAAAATAGACGAATTAGGGAATTACACAAATAAAGATTGGTTCTATAAATTAAATGATATTCAATTAATACGATTTATTCGTGAATTATTAGATATATGGACTTATAGAGCTCAATTAACTAATACAGTTAAGAAACAAATATGCCCACCTTATGGAAATATAATTAATATAAATATTAATAATCTTGATATATTTGATTATAATCATTTACAAAAGATAGGAATTGATATAATAGAAAAGATGGTTAAAAGTGGTGTAAATAATGATAGTAAATCGATCGGAGCATATTACGTGTTAACAGCATTAACCTTGGTAAATAAAGAAGCTGCAATATCAATGCCATGGTTATATGAATCAGTTGTAAACATATATTAACGTCTTAAATTATAAATAAATAATTCATTTATAACTGGAAAGCACTTAAAAGAGAATCATTATAGTAAATTATAATATGGCGAAAGCAAAAAAAACCGAGACAACTGTCGCAGCTACAGCTGAAATGGATACAGTTCCAGTTGTTGTAGAAAAATCGACTAAATCTTCTAAAACATCCCAGAAATCTGTAAAAGAGCCCAAGACTGCTAAATCGGGTAAAACCGATGTTGTGGATGTTGTTTTAACAAAAGTTGAAGATGTTACAACTGGTGCCGCTACCACTACTACTGGCGCGGTCGAGGCGGTTGATGTTGTAGATTCTGTTATGGTTGATGGATTTTCGGAGTTCCTTGCTAAACTTCAGACAATTACATCGCAGATGGCGTCTCTTAAAACCGAGTTCCGTACTCTTGAGAAACGCGCGGTTCGCGAGCTTAAAGCTGCCCAGAAACAGGCATCCAAGCGCAAGCGTAAATCAGTTAACCGTGCACCAAGCGGTTTTATTAAGCCTACACTAATCAGCAAAGAGCTTGCGACTTTCCTTAACAAGCCCATTGGAACTGAAATGGCTCGTACAGAGGTAACTCGGGAGATTAATGGATACATTCGCGAGCATAATCTTCAGGATAAAAGCAATGGTCGCAAGATCAATCCTGATAAGAACCTAGCCTCTCTTCTTAAGATCGGAGCTGGAGATGAGCTTACATATTTCAATCTTCAGCGCTATATGAGTCCTCATTTTGCTAAATCGCAGCCTAAAGTTGATGGTGCTGCGTCTGGTGCGGTAACTGCTTAAGTAAAAAATATAATAAAAAAATATAATAAAAAATATAAAATATAAAATAAAAAATAAAAAAGAGTTATTATATAAAAAAATGTACAGTAAATTTAGTCATCCAAATTCTGTTTGTATGTCATATTTTTCACATTTAAAAATATCTTTTTATTATTCTAAATGCATGTTTATTGGGTGTATAAAAGCAATTATACATGGAATTATACCTAGTATGTACTTAACAAGTACAATGGCCACAGTAACTCATTTATCAAATGAGTTAGAAAAAAATAATTGTAAAAAATAATAGTCAATAATTCGGTTATTATTTTTTAAATACTAATTTTGAAGGATTTTTTTGAACTGGTCGAAGTGCTAATTGTTTACGATTAATCGGTTTAACAGTAATATTTAGATCATTGATTTTACTAGATTTACCATTTAATGAATGATTACTTTTATCAATATAGTCAGGGAAGAAATTTGGTAAATTATTTTTATTGTTATTAATATTGTTATTTTCTATAAATCGAATTTCATTAACATCTGAAAAACTAATTCGAGGATTATTATTTTTCATATTCATATATATATATATTATTATTATCATAATAATAACATATTAACTGCAGTACTAGAGTGTTTTTTATATTTATATTTTGATTTAATTTTAAAAAAAAATTGATTTAAAGATATACAAACGTATTAAACTATCATACAATGGCGAGTGGAAAGAATACAAATATGATTGTTTCTGGTGTCGATTTTGACTTCAAGAATAGCACTAATTACACAAAGCCAAAAATTAATAGTGTAGGTGGTAAGAGTATTGGTATTCTTAACAAGACAACCAATAAAAGTCTATTTGTTTCGACTCCTCTTATGCTAACCTGGGGTATTAACGAATATCATGATGAAGTTTCTGGAAAGCGTACATATGATATGTCACTCCAGTTTCCAAATGACGAATATAGTACTCCTGAAATTACACAGTTTCTTGATAATATCAAAAAATTTGAATCAAAGATTAAAAATGACGCGGTTACATACTCTAAAGAGTGGATGAATAAAGCCAAGATGACTCCTGAAGTAATTGACGCACTATTCACACCACTTCTTCGATACCCTAAAGATCCTAATAGTGGAGAACCAGATTATTCTCGATCTCCTACGCTACGAATCAAAATCCCATTTTGGGAAGGTGAGTGGAAGTGTGAACTATATGATCTTGAAGAAAATCAAATTTTCCCGAATGAATCGGGTCTAGTACCAACTGAACTAATTACAAAGGGTAGCAATATTGCAACTGTAATTCAGTGTGGAGGTATTTGGTTTGCAAATGGTAAATTTGGTGTTACATGGAAGCTTATTCAGGCAGTTATTAAGCCAAAAGAAACCCTAAAAGGAAAGTGTTTTATTACACTCTCTAGTTCTGATAAAGAAAAGCTAAAAAACTCTAAAGATTCTGATGATGAAGATAATGCTGTAGTTGCACAGGTAGTTGATTCTGATGATGAAGATGAACCCCCTGCAGAAGTAGTTGCAACAAAGCAAGTGGATGAGCCAACGCCACCAGTTGAACCAAAGTCACCAGAGAAAAAACCTTCAGTCGATGATCCAGATCCCCCACCAGCTCCAAAGAAAAAGGTTGTCCGTAAGAAGAAGGTCGAAGAATAAAAACTCAAATAAAAAACTCAAATAAAAATCCAAATAAAAATCCAAATAAAAAACTCAAATAAAAATCCAAATAAAAAAATATAATAAATGTATTTTTTTATTTACACCAATGTTAGATCAACAATAATATTGCTTTTTTTTGAAACATTATAAATATTAGTATGATCAATTAATGAAATACCACAATTATAAAATTTATAAAATTGTTTTTCTTTAATTTTTAGTTCATTTACAGGAATATTAAATACTTTTTCACCGACCATTATTTCTAATGTTTTTTTATAAATAATATTTTTAAATTCAAAAATACATTTTATAACTAGATTATTATCATCATCAATAGAAATATTATCATCTAGGTCTGGAATACATTCTATAAATAGCGAACTGTCATTTATATCATATATTAGTTCATTATGCCATAATGGTATATAGTAAAGTTCACCATTATAATCTAATTTATAAATATCATCATTAAATAAATTAATTATTGATGGATTTAATATAATTCTCTCATCATTTTTCAACTTATTTTTTATAACCTCTTCAAGAATAGATAAAATGTTAGTATCTTTTTCAATTAAAAAATCGTTATATTTTTGTAAATAATCATAAAATATAATTAATTTTTCTTTTGAACAAACATTCATTATCTTATTCAGACTATTAATATAATTTTTATTAAATAACACTAAAAGTTCATTGATATCGTAAAGCGAAAAACAATCATTACCATCTAAAGACGATAAAAATTGCTTAAATAAATTTTTATAATCAAGATCAAACATATAGTTATCTGTATTTTCATTATTATTTTTATTATTACAATGATTCTTATAATCATTTCTTTCATATTCTTTTAAAAACGTGTATGCCTGGGTTATTTCTTGAAATTTTATTTTTGATTCTTCAGAATCATTATTTTTATCAGGGTGATGTTTCAAAGCCTGAATATAATAATTACGCTTAATCACACTATAATTAATTCTAGATTCATCAATCGATAATATTTTTATAGCTTTTTTATAATTCATGCACAATAGTTATTAAATATAAGATATATTTCTCTAAATGGTAAATTGGTCTATAATTATTATTGTAATATTTAAATAAATCATAAATTTTTATCATTATTGGAGTCATCATATTTTTAGTAATATATTTTTTTTCAACTAAAACCTGTATTATATACAAAAATGTAGTAAATATATTTATATCATATATAAATAAATCATAAATATCATCTCTTAAAGTTACAATATTTAATGTTTTATAGTTTATAATATGCTGTATAATTTTATCTCCTATAATTTTATAATCACTTTTTTTATCAGTTTTAATCAAAGAATTATTTTTTAATTCTTTTATATTTTCAATATCTTGCAAGTTGGTTTTTTTTTCTATTTTATTACTTAAACATTTATTATATTGAATTTTTGATGGACGAGGAACACTTATTAATTTACACGTGCTTACAATATTCTCTGGTATAAATGAATAATGTTCGGTTATAATAAAAAATTTTATCTGAATATTAGTATTATATAAAGTTTGCATATAACTATAAAAATTATCTAACAATTCACTATGTATTAAATGAAAATTTTTACATAAAATAATACCATTTTTTATATTTTTAGAATATAATATATCTACAATATTATTGTAGATTTCATGCCAAAGCAGTTTAGAATTACATCCCAATAAACTCATATCAATTTCAAAATGAATATCACTAATTTTATAGTAGTAAATCGTTTTATTATAAGTAATAACCATTTTTTTTTCATATTTTAAATTATACTCACTAAAGTTATTTATAATTTTTAATGCTTGTGTATATTTACCAGTTCCGGGAGGACCGTATATAATATAATTTGATAATTCAGAAAAATTTATTTTTAATTGCATATTAGCTTTTGGATGAAGAGTAATCTTATTGCTGGCTTTAATATAATCATCAAATGTTGTTTCATATAATTTCATTTTATGTTTAAATATAGCTATTATTATTTAAGTAAATAATAATGAAATACAAAATAAAATCTTTAATACAGCGTTTTGAAAATATAAAAGATACACAACCCAATATATCAAATGTGTGGATTCAATATTTATCAAAAAAAATGGATAACCTAGAAAATGATATAATTTACAGTGATAAATTATTAACTGAAATTGAAAAAAATAAAACTCAATATAATGATTTTCCATTAATTATGATTTTATTACTATTAAATAAATAAGTATTAACTTAAAAATAAAAGTTTATTTTTATTAGATATGAATTTGTATATTGATTCTAAAGAATATAATATTGATAATGTTCAATTTTTAGACCCTATAAAAAATACAGTTATGAATGATAGTACTTTTATTAGAATAATCTATTCTAATAAATTATTAACATTAAATGGTATATATATTTCATTAAAAATAGATTATAATACCGCATTAAATAATCAAGGTGTTATATTATTTCTAGAAAATATAGAACGCACTATTTTAAAAAAATATAACAATAAAAAAATACCGGTATACAAAATTAAAGAACAATTCAATTATATTTATAATAAATATATTAATAATCAGCATAATAGCAGGATTATTAATACTAATAATGACCATGTTATAAAAATATCTGGTATATGGGAGACAAAAAGCGAATATGGGATTACATTTAAATTTGTTAAATTTATTAATAAGATTTAACCATCTGTTGAAAAAAACTGAAGTATTACTTGCATAAATGAAATTATTATTAATTGTAAATAGTTTAGACACATTAATTTAAGTGCGAAATTATCATCATTTGTATCATTAAATAAAAAATTACAACTTACAAATATTTGGACAAATAATAAAATAGTTGATACCATAGAATATGTATAATATTCTTTAGCAACATGATTTTCATTTATTTGATTAAAATATATACTATCGATTACAATTAACCAAGTAACACAACACCAAACTGTTATTATAGCTACTAATGGCCATATTGTTTTCTTACCTAACAGATGTATACCTGTTAATATTATTAAAAAAATCATACCTAAATTTATTGTTGAATATCCAATAATACTATTGCTAACATTTTTAGTAAATCTCGATATTATTAATACTAATATACCCAATATTAATATTCCAAACGTATAATTAATCAAATTATTTTTTTTTTTTATTTGTTCTACCATTATATATAATTAATAGATTTATTTTTTATAATAATAATATAAATATAAGATAAATGATTAATTTTCCACCTCCTGAAAATAATAATTTAAATCGCAATACTAGTCATCCTATAATTGAAAGAGTACAAAATTATAACTTACATAGAAAATTGTTAACAATTCATTCATCTGATAGAGATACTAGAGCCTGGCCATTTTCTCATGAATTTTCTATAAAATGCCCACAACAATATATAAACATCCAATCAATGCGACTATTAGAAATTCAATTACCTGCAATGTATTATAATTTTTCTAATGCTAAACAAAATACCACATTTATTGTTGAATTATTAACAGGCGATTATATTGGAGAATATAGGATCACTATTCCTGATGGATTTTATAACCCTACGTCATTACAAAATGTAATAGAATATCATTTGAATAAAACTATAACTCTTACTAATGAACTTATAAATTCATATACCGGATTTAAAGTTTTTTATAATGAAGTTACAGAAAAATATTCATTTGGAAACAACCTTGATTGTTTTCATTTGTTATTTGATAGAGAAATTTTATATATTCAACCTTGTTGTCCAAAAAATAATCCACCAGAGAAAGATCCTTCAATATGTAGCTGCGATTGCATTGCATCAAGAAATGGTCCATGTGGACAACTAAATCCTGTTTTTAATAATTCTTCTAACTGGGGCTTTCCATATTATATCGGTTATGAAAAAAAAATATATACTTCTGATATATCACAAAATCCTAGAGATATTGAATATTTACCTCAACCAAAATATTGGCTCACCCCAAATAATCCTGGCGATATTATATATTATATTGATTCATTCTTACAAAAAGATATAAGAGTATTTAAATTCCTACAATCAGAACCTATATATTTAGAAATTGATAAGTGGAATACTTATGATGAATTACAACCTTACGCGCAAGACAATAGTAATTCAAGTTATACAAGTAAAAATAATGGTTCAATTAATACTGCTTTTGCTAAAATAGCAACTACAATATATCCTACTGGTCAACAATTCGATTCCAGAAATGGCCTCTTACAAAATGTTGCTTATTTTGATCCAGTTATTGAAAGAATACAAGATTTTAAATTTAAATTTAGATATCACGATGGAACACCAGTTTGGTTTGATGATGTAGAATTCAATTTTACACTAGAAATTAATCAACTACAAAATGAAATACCAAAAAAATATAATGTTAACATTCCTTCAGCCTACCGTTTATAATAAAATTTATTTTTTATTGAAATATGTTTTTATAATCCAATCTTTAAGAATTTTTATATCACAAGTTTTATAATCATCCATAAATCCATTTAATTTATAGAATATTGGTTTACTCATTTTTTCTGTTTTATAAAATATATAATCACCAAACTTACCATTGCGCACTGATAAAGTTTTATCTATTTCTCTAATACAATTAATAGTTGAGGTTGTCTCTATAACTTTAATTATATCATCTAATTCAATAGTATCAATTGATTTATTTATACTATTTAATGATTTCTTTATTTTTCCACATTCAACATATAATCCAAATTTCCCCTTTTTAATATATAAGTTATCTCCTTTATATTTACCCATATCACGATTATCTGTTTCAATAATATCATCTATTTTATACTCACCACTCTTTAGTTTATCAATATCAATATCTTTTTTCACTGACTTAAACGTTATCTTATCACCTACCATATACTTAATAACTGGACCATTCTTACCAATCATATATGTATGATTATCATCAATATATACTTCCATTTTAGTTTCATCTGGATTTTCTGATACATATTTATCAATTTCGTCTAAACATGATTTACATAATTCTTTATAATTTTTTTCACCTTTGGCAATTAAATCAAGCTCATCTTCCATTTGTTTTGTATATTCATATTCAAAGAATGAGTCAAATGTTTTTAATAAAAAGTCTAATACTAATATTCCAACATCTTGAATAATTAATTTATTATTCTCATTTCCAAATTCTCTCTTGTTTTCTATTTCAGTTATTTCATCATTTTCCAATTCAAAGTCTGTACATACAAGAGATTTTCCTTTTATATTATCTTTTTTAACATATCCTCTCTCTTGTATTTTGTCGATTAACGCTGAATATGTTGATGGTCTTCCAATTCCTTTTTGCTCTAATAATTGAACTAACTTCGCTTCTGTATAATGCATTTTCAAATCTTTCATTGTTACCTTATTAAGAATTTTTTTATATTGAACAATTAAATCTTGTTTAATTGATAATAAATAAGTATAATATTTATTTTCTTCATCATATCCACTTATTATTTTCCATCCAGGAAATATAACTTGTTCAGAATTGTATTTATATTCATGTGAAAATGGTGCTGTTATTTTTGAACTAATAGAACTATATGTTGCTTCAGCCATACAACTTTCCATTGTATTTTTCCAAATTAAATTATACATACGAATTTCTTTAGATTCCATCTCATCTGGTAATTTACTACAAGTAATATTTGTAGGACGAATAGCTTCATGCGCTTCTTGTGCATTATTATTTTCTTCTTTCTCACCTTTTTTTGTCTTTTTTTTTATTGTCTTTTTTTCCGACTCTTTTTCAGATAGCATATCAATGTTTTCATTAATATATTTTTCTCCATATTTTTCACTAATATATGGTTTAATCTTTTCAATAAATTCCTTACTGTATATTTTACTATCTGTTCGCATATATGTAATATAACCACCCTCATATAATTTTTGACATATCATCATAGTATCTTTTGGTGAAATATGTAATTCATTACTTGCCGATTGTTGTAAAGAACTAGTAGTAAAAGGTGTCGGTGGTTTTTTTATTGTATTTTTAGGCTTTGAACATGTATATACATGATTATGTTCAGTTGATTCTTCCAAAAATTCTACAACCTTATCTTCATCGTCAAAATGATGATTTAATGTATACTGTAAATTTTGTTCTGTAAAATAACCAGTTGTGTTATAAACCTTTTTTCCAGGTGAATTATCAATATCTTTCTGATTATCATATACTAAACGCAGCGCCGGGGTTTGACATCTACCAGCGCTTAATCCTTTTTTTGTTCTAGAAATATTTTGCCATAACATAGGTGAAATTTTAAAACCTACCAATAAATCTAAAATTTGACGCCCTTGTTGTGCAAATACTATATTCATATTTAATAATGTTGGATTTTTTACAGCATTTTTTATTGCTTTTTCAGTGATTTCATGAAAAATAATACGCTTTGTTGTTGAAATTGGTAAATTAAACAAACTGCAAATATGCCAAGCAATACCCTCACCTTCTCGATCATCATCTGTAGCTATTAATACATCATTTGAACTATTTATAAGTTGTCTTAATCGTTCAATCTGTTGGCGCTTATTATCTAATGGAGTGAAGCGTGGTTCAAATGATTGTAAATCAATACTTTTAAGATTCTCTAATTGTTGCAAATGTCCATAACTAGCAATACATTTATATCCTGGTCCCAAAAATTTTTCGATCTTTCCACATTTAGCAGGAGATTCTACAATTAAAAGTGTATAAGACATAATATTATATATAATCATTTTTCATAGATTATTTAATTTCAATTATATTTTTTATTCTATATAATTGAAATGAAGAGAGAAAAAGTAATTAGTTTTTGGATTTAGATGATAATACTATAGAATATCCTAAAATAATAAAGACTAATAATGAAATGCTTACCGATTTATATTTATCATATTTTAATTTACTAATTAATAACCAATTTGATAAAGACGCTATTAATAAAACAACAGTCATGAGAACGAGATTATAAGAATAACCTTCAATTTTACTATTATCTATAAATACAGTGCTAGGCATTCCAATTGGTACAGCAGCAATTAAAGCTGCTAAAGCTGGATTACTTACAATATTTCCAAAATATCCAATTCCAGATACAGTTAATCCACCAATTACAAATTGACCAGGAGTACTATTAATAATTTTTTGAAATTCAGACATCAAGTATATATATACTTGATTTATTTTTTTTGTTTTCTGGTTTTATTATTTTTAAACATTTTTCTTCCTAAAATATTCGATAATTTTATTCCTGCTTGTATACCCCTAACTGAATTACCTATTTTATCTAATTTTGGAGATATAATTCCAATACCACATACATTAGGTATTACTATTAATATTCCACCACCAACACCACTTTTTGCATACGCCGAACCTTTAGTTTTTACCATCCAAGTTTCAGAATATTCATATAGACCTTCTGGTTGAAGCGTATTTAATATATATATACAGTCTTCTTTATCCAAAATTTTCTTTTTTGTTTCCGGATGAATTCCCGCGTTAGCAAATACCGAAGCCATAGTTGCTAAATCTTCCGAGCTAACTTTTGTAGAACACTGATAAGTATATGCATCTACAACTTTATCTACAGGACCATAAAATCGTTTTACAGATTTTAATAAATATGCTAGGCTCATATTTGTATCATGAGTTTCACTTTCACTTTTATATACACTCTCTCCGACATGCAGCTTTTTGTTTGCAAATTCTGACATATTTTTTATTATTTTTTCTTTATATTTATCTTGATTTGATTCATATAAAAGAGATGTTGTTGCCATGGCCCCTTGATTTAAATATGGATTTATAGTATGTGTCGGAGATAATTTAGCGGCTATTATAGAATTAAATGGTAAAAATGAACCATTACTTCCAATTTTATCATATACCGTTTTGGTTCCTAGTTTTTTACATGCTAACGCTAAAGAAAATAATTTACTAATAGATTCAATCGGAACTTTTTTATTTGTATCTCCGATATTATACATTTTACCATTTATATCACATATTGATATACCAAATAATTTCGGATCAGCTCTACCTAATTGTGGAATATATGTGGCTAATTTTCCACTATCATTGTTTTTTGTTTCATTATAAACTTTTTTCAATATATTTTCAATATCCATTTCTTATATAATATATTAGTTTATTAAATTTATTTAAATTTTTATTTATCATCGTTTTGATGTTTAAATTGCTTCCATGTGATTTTTTCAGGTTTAAGAACCTTTTCTGTTTTTGTTTTTGTATTTTTTTTATCTAAATTTTCTGATTTTTTTAACGCACTGTCAATATACAATTCTTTTAATACTTTACCAACCATAAATGAACCTTCGTGCTGATCAATTTTACCCTCCTCAATTTGTCTCAATACATTTAAAAAGTTATTAAGTATATTTAAATCAATTTCATTTTTTTTTACTTTGTTAAATATATCAGTATAGTGATTAAATAAAAATGCACATCTACTAGTACAAATTGCGTCAAATTCATTTGGATTTGATTTTACTAGGCGGGCATATTTAGTTTTTAATGATAGTAATTGTTGTACATCTTCATATATAAGATTACTGTGCTTTACGCTGCGAATGGCGTCAGTAGTATCTTCTGTATTATTTGCTTGAATCATTTTTTGTAAATGGAGACGTTCATTATCGTTCATCATTATTATAATAATAGATTTAATCTTTTTTTTATTATTTTTTCGATATATATTATATATAATTATGAGTTTAACGAATAAAGAATTATTACCTTCTCCATATAAAACATATGGACCAGTTAATAGAATTAAATGGTTAAATGACAAATATGTATCTCAAAATAGTATTGCTGGACATCACGGTGGTAATATGACAACACCATCTTTTATACATCATGGACCAAAAAGTATATATACGGGAACTAACGCCACTAAATATTCTAGTGAAGTATATGCAGCAAATAAAGCAAGTGCGGTTGGAGATAAATTTGTTAATCTAAACCCTACAAATGGAGGAAGAAAATCTAGAAAGCATAGAAAATTTAGAAAGCATAGAAAATCTACAAACCATAGAAAATCTACAAACCATAGAAAATCTAGAAAAGATAGAAAATCTACAAAGCATATAAAATCTACAAAGCATAGAAAATCTACAAAGCATAGAAAATCTAGAAAGAATAGAAAATAATTATTAAATAATACAAATCGTATATCTAGTGTAAATTATATAAAATGTTTATTAAGATATTATCGTAAAATCATAATTTAATTACGATTTAATGTAATTAAATTATAGCAATATAAATTAATATGAATACATCAGACTTTATATTTTCACTAATTATAATTATTTTATTTATATTATTAATATTATATTCGGTTTTAGGAGTTGGTTTAAATAATATTAAGAAAAATTGGCCAATATACAGATGTAATCCTATGATTATGCCATTAGCAGGCATTTTTAATGTAAGTGTAACAGATAATTTTTCATATTGCATTCAAAATATGCAAACTAGTATGATGAGTGAATTTTTAGATCCAATTCATTATTCATTGAATATTATAAATGAAATTACAAGTGAAGCAACAAATGCTTTGGGTTATGTAAGAGACTTTTTTAATTATATAAGAAATATGATAACAAATATAGTCACAAGTATAATGAGTGTATTTTTAAATATATTGATAGAAATACAACGATTAACAATAGATATTAAAGATACTTTTGGAAAATTAGTAGGTACTTTAGCAACATTATTATATATGTTATCTGGAAGTATAATGACCATGAATGCAACTTGGAGAGGTCCCCCAGGACAAATAGTTCGAGCTATTTGTTTTCATCCAAAAACATTAGTTAGAACAAAAAATAATGAATTAATTGAAATGGGAAAATTAAAACCCGGAGAGAAATTAAAAAATAATGAGACAGTTCACGCTGTTATGGATCTAAATAATATAGATGATAATGGTGAATATATAGAAAAATTATATAAAATAGAAAATGGTGAAAACAAGCAAGATATAATTGTTTCTGGAACACATTTATTTTTTGACAAAAATGATAATAAATTCATTCAAGTGAAAGATTGTAAAGAAGCCGTTCATAGTGATATAAATTCTAATAATTTATCTTGTTTAATTACATCAAATCATTTAATCTGTTTAGGAAAACATATATTTCATGATTGGGAAGACAATAATGGTAGTCCAAGTAAAACTATATAAATAATTTTTATAAAATATAAAATATTAATTTTTTTATTTTTTATATTTACTTTACATTTTAAACAATATTATAAATATATTATATATGAATGACCCAGATACATCAAATATTGTAAAAACATTTAATAAATTATATGAAAAACAATCTTATTTTGAAAAATATGGTATAGATGTTATCATAGCATTAATAATTATTTTTATTTTTTTCATAGCATCATCTTATTATTATGTTATGTGTCATATTACACCTATAAAAAAGAATTGGAATAAAGAAAAATGTAACCCAATTTACATACCATTTGCTGGAATTATTTTAAATGACCCTAATAAAAGTATATTAGAAGTAACCGATGAAAATTTTAACGGATGTATTAAATCTTTATTATCATCTATAATTGGAATTGTATTGGAACCCTTATTTTATATATTATCAATGATAAAAGAAGTCGCTAGTGAAATCGGTAGTGCGCTCAATAGTATTAGAGCAATGTTCAATAATATAAGAAATAGTGTAAAAGATGTTAGTGAAGATGTAATGAGTCGGACATTAAATATAACCGCTCCAATAGTTGAACAAACAATTATTGTTAAATCAATTGCTGATAAAACACAAGGGGTTTTTACGGGAGCATTATTTACAATGTTTGGAGCCTATGAAACATTAAGATCTTTTATAGGAAGTATTATTGAGATTATAATTTTATTAATATTAATACCATTAGCTGCAATAATTGTTGGATTATTTGCAGCCGCATTTTTTACATTTGGAGCTACTTTACCTGAAGCATTTGGATTATTAGCAGTATTTACGGCTATAGTATTACCTTTAACTATAATAATATTAGATGTAAGTTCATCGCTTTCTGTAAAACCTAATAGTAGCATCCCTGCAACACCATCAAATTCGTGTTTTGATAAAAATACTCATATTACACTTCAAAATGGCGAAATTAAACCGATTTGTGAAATAGAGAATGGTGATATTTTAGAAGATAATTCAATTGTAACAGCGACAATGCAAATGTCGTCAAAGAGAGAAGATATGTATAATATTAATAATACAATTGTATCTGGTTATCATAAGTTTTATAAGGGTGATAAACTAATTTCATGCATAGATAACAATTATGGTGACAAAATAACCGATTATAATAAAACAGTTAACCCAATTTTATATTGTTTTAATACTACAAATAAACATATATTAATAAATAATGTTACATATACAGATTATGATGAGTGTAGTAGTAAAGAAATTAAATATTTAACTAATAAATATTGTTGTAATATTTGTGATATAAATAAAAAATGTGATATATCATTTCATAGTGATACACTTATTAAATTAAATGATAATTCATTAAAAAAAATATCAGATATAAATGTTGATGATATTCTAGAGAATAATAATAAAGTTATCGGTAAGATTACTATAGATTCTAATAATGTAGAAAATATTTATAAATTTAAATTAGATGATCATAAAAATATTATTTATTCTAATAAACTTTATTTAGAAAATAAAAGTTGTATAGACTTTTCTTTGAGTACAAAAATTAATTTAAATAATAATGAAAAATTATATAATTTAGTAACCGAATCTTCCCATATAAAAATTGCAAATATCAATGTACTTGATTATAATAGTTCATTGGATATGGAATTAATCAATTTATTATAATTAATCTTTACATAATTATTATCTATTAATTATGTATAGAGATGGAATTAAATATTCTAGGATGTAAAGTTCGTTTAGAAATAATTATAGTATGCATATTATTAGGGTGGATATTATGTTCATATCTTGTATGTTCATGTTCAAAAGTTACTATGAAAGAAGGATTAGAAATGATGGGTTCACCAATCGACTGGAGAACAGGTAAAGGTGTCCCTGGCGATACTTGGGATACTCCAGCTTCAAAAGATGACACAACTTATAAATCGTGGTTTGGAAAGTTAGACGGTAATGTTGGTGGTGAAGTACCTTTACCCGAAGGTGAAATGTCAATGTTTTATGCTAATAAATTTGACCCAAAATGTTGCTATGAACCACAGCAATATTCAAATTCTACCGGATGCGCTTGCATAAGCAATAAACAAATGCAATACTTAAATCAGCGCGGTGGTAATAGAACCCATCCTTCAGATTTTTAATCTATAGTAATAATATAATGAATGTAAAAAGTTTATTAAAAGGGTTAATAATAATTACAAACAAAAAAGAAAAATATGCATTAGATAAAAAAACTAATGATGTTTATGATTTATTATTAGCTAAAAAAGGAATTTTATTTAAAATTGGAAATTTAGACCCTAATACACGTAAAATAAATTTTTTTAATATCTCAAATAAACATGTTACAGCACTTCGTTCATTACTTACAAAAAAATTAAAAAAAATACATAAAAAAAAACATACTGAATTTATAGAAAACCAGGTACTTTGGGCTGAAGAAGAATATAAACCAGGTAATTCTGGTTATTTAAAAGCATTGACAAATTTTAATTTAAAAAAACCAAAATCAAAAAAAAAAGCATTATCATTATCAAATACAAAATTAAATACAAAAAAAAATAAGACAAGTATATTATCAAAAGTAAAATCGGCTCCATCAATTTTACATAAAAAAACATATAAAAAACGCACTTCATTTAAACCATCAGCACAAACAAAAAAAACCAAATATAAATTAAAAATAGTAGATGAATTTTAATTTATAGTTAGTTTTTACTTTAATAGTATTTATATAATTCGTACAAATATATTAATGCATTTTCGAAACTTATTATTGCAAAAAAAAAATAATATAAACATAATCATACAATTTATTGATAATATAGTAATGCTAATGATATTATTATCAATGTTATTATTATCGTCTTGCATGAGTAGTTTTAATAATATTCCAAGAAACAGACTAACAAGTGGATATAATCGTAATTTAAAATTATTAAATTCAGATATTACATCTGAATGGTGTAAAAAATGGATTTTTGATATGGTAAATAATGAAATTACATATCCACAATTTATGTTTGGTGATATGTTTACAGTTCGTATATATGCCGAACAATATCAAAGTGATTCAGATATGTATATTGGTTATTGCCCAGAAAATATAGATACTATAAAGGGTCCTATTTTTATTGGTTGTTTCAAATTTAATGAAACTAATAAAACTTTGTATCTAAATAGAATCGTTCAAAACCCAAACTATTATTCTATAAATAATTATTTATCTATGTATAAAAAAGATATTGATATATTAATTATAGAATCTGGTATATTATTTAACTACTATGAATTGAGTAAACATGAAAATAATAGATATTGGTTAGAGTTCTTTTATGATATTAGATAATTTTAAAATATTAGATAATTTTATAATATTTATTTATACTAATGATAGATCTAGACAAACTTACTTGTAAATGTGGATATTTTAAACTTATTAATAAAGATCATTGTTGCTTTAGTTGTTCTGTTAATAATAATCATGGTCCAAATTGTCTAAAAATAAATAATTTAAAAACTTATATTGATACAAATTATTGTTGTTTAACTAATTTTCATGATATAAATAGTCATGGGCCATTATGTGAATTGTTTAATCAAACTGAAATAATACCAGTTATTGTATGTATAGCTAAAGGAGAAGAAAATTATATAGAAGAGTTTGTTTTATATCATTTAAGTATTGGATTTAATCATATTTTTATTTATGATAATGAAGATAAACCAAAATATTATAATTTACTTCATAAATATAAAGATAATATAACCGTTATACATTTTCCATGTTTAGATTATGAAAATAAACAAATGGCGGCTTTAATGGACTTCCAAAAAAATTATATTAACAATATGAATATTACACATGTTATTCATATGGATATCGACGAATATATAGTTCTTAAAGAAAATAATAATATAAAAGAATTTATAAAAAAATACATATTTTCTCAAGGTAATAATAATAATAATTGTGCTGGTATTGCAATCAATTGGAAATTTTTTGGTTCAAATATAAATAGTGATTTTAAAATAAATGCTGAAAAATATAATTTAACCGCTAATAATAATATTATGAGATTCACAAACTGCGAAAAATCAGGCCATAGACTTGTTAAAACTTTATTTAATAAATCTTGTTTAAGATTTTTTTATAATCCACATATTATAGCTGTAAAAAAAAATTTTTTTATAAAAAATACATCAAATAAAAACTACGATAATTTTGATGTTACTTTTAACCATAAAACATTCGATACTAATTTTATAGATACCGATATAATACAAATTAATCATTATAAATGTAAAACATTTGATGAATATAAAAAAATACGTACTAGAGGTCATGCTTGTGGCAGTAAATATGATTATAATAATATTAGCGCCGAGTTTTCGAGTTATGATAGAAATAAAGATGAAGACTTTACAGCATATAATTATTATTTAAAAAATATAGTTAATAACCAGTAAAACATTTATTACAGTATTTAATATTTTTACTACTATCTAGTCCATATTCTACAGTATCATATACCCATTCATGTGTACAATTTTTTTCTAAAAATCCATTAATCTGACCTAATATGTATTTAAGATTTAATACATATTCATTTACTTTACTTACAGATTTTACTTCTTTCAAATTTTTTAATATTTTCTGGACATCTTTATTTTCAGAAGAAAAAACAATTTCATCATTGGAACATAATATACATTTTTCTAGGTTAAATTTTAATATTGTTAAATTATTAATATCAGTATTTGCCATTATTATAATTATTAATGTAAAATATATTTATATTAATTTATTTTACATTAATAATTATAATAAATAAATTAATCCTATTGATACATTGCTAGCCATTTTCCAGGATCTTCATCCGGTTTTTTACGAATTAATTTTTCTATCATATCAATATTTAATTCTATTGGAAATGTCACATTCATAGTTAATTCTTCTGTAAATAAATTCATACCGGGCTTCATTAATCTATATAAATTTAATTTTGTAAAGATTATCTCAAGACATCTTTTAAGATTACGAACACCATCTTCATTTTCGGTATTATTTTTAATAATATGCTTTAAAATCTCTTCTGGAATTACAATATCAGATGTTTCAAATTTAATATCTTTATAAATTTTTGGTAAAAGATATTTTTGAGCAATATTTATTTTATCCTCCATAGTATATCCTTTTGTAGATATTTGATACATTCTATCTTTTAAGATAGGATTAATTTTACTTTCATCATTGTAACTGAAAATAATTAATGCCCGGCTTAAATCGAAATCAATCTCTGAAAAATATTTATCATGAAAATTACAATTTTGAGTAGAATCAGTTAAGTGAGTTAAAATTCCTGTAATTTCATCACCCTTTGGCGAGTCACTTACTTTATCTAATTCATCAAAGAATATAACTGGATTACTAGATTTACTTTGAATTAAAATATCTACTATTTTACCATATGTACTACCTTCATATGTATAACTATGTCCTTCTAGAAAACTACTATCAGTAGCACCACCTAATGCTATTAATTGATACGGTCTATTTAAAATTTTACTAATTCCTTCTTTAACTAATGTTGTTTTACCTGTTCCCATAGGACCTTTTATTGCTATTGCAGTTCCTACTGCGCTAGGATTCACTAGCCACTGACCTATTAATTGCATGATTTGTAATTTTGCATCATTTAATCCATAAACTGCACTATCTAATATATCTTTTGAATTCGACATAAAATCATGACATTTATCTAGACCATCATTCATATTAACTGGCAAATTATTATATTTATTAAATGGAATTTTCATAAATGTATCAACCCAAGATTTCATTTTAAAATATTCACCACATGATGCATCCATTTCAGATAAATTATGAATTTTTCTTAAAGCAATAGGCTTAAACATCGCCGGAATATCTAATTCAAATAGTTGAAGTAATTGTGGCTTTGGTGATTGAATAGTGCTATTCATTTCTTTCATTTCTTTGATGATTTTACTTTGATCAGATATTGGAACATTATTTTTAAAATAACCGAGTAAATTTTTATCATTTTTTGATGTCAATAATTTTTTAAAAATATCAGTATTTTTTTTCTTCGATTCTTTTTCTTTTACATCTTTGTTTCTAGACAATATTTTTTCTTCTTTTTTAATAGCTTTGACAAAATTATTAACTACTTTATTTTTTTTGTTATTTATACGTAACTCTTCTACAATGTCTTTTATTTTTTTAATAATTTCTACATCTGATTCCTTTTTACTATTTAAAACATCATCATCAAGTTCATCATCATCAAGTTCATCATCATCAAGTTCATCATCATCAAGTTCATCATCATCAAGTTCATCATCATCAAGTTCATCATCATCAAGTTCATCATCATCAAGTTCATCATCATAATTTTTATATTTTTTAGCAAAACGTTTTTTTAATATTTTAGTTGCTAATTCTGAAATATTATTAATTGTACTATCATCTTCATCATTTAGTAAAATTTTATTTTTATTTTTTATATGATTAGATGGATATAATTGAGACAAAAGATGATCAAATTTATCATGGTCAAATTCATCATTATTATTAATTTTATAATTAACATATGTTTTACTTGTATCACCATATTCAGATTCTGAATCTAATTCTGATTCTGATTGAAATTCAGATTCTGATTCTGATTCTGATTCTGATTCTGAATCTGATTCATCACTTTTATCTGGAAACCAATCTTCATCATCACTATCATCATCAATTGAATATTGTTTTTTGTTAAAATCACATTTTTGAGATTTAAATCTAGTATTGTATTTATGTCCCACAATAATTTTTCGTTTAGCCATATTTATTTAATAGATAATAATATTATATATTTACGTCAATTTTAATTAAATATTATTATTTAATTAAAATTTTATAATAAAATTGATAAAAATAAAGAATCTAAATATTATTTTATTAATATAAGGAGAATGTCAAAAAATAATGCAACTAAATCTTCTAATCCATCAAAAGTTATTGGTATCCAATTTAGTATTTTATCACCAGAAGAAATTCGTAAAGGATCAGTAGCAGAAATAACAAATAGAGATACATATATCAACAATAAACCAGTTATTGGTGGTTTATTTGATCCAAGAATGGGCGTTTTAGAACCAGGTTTAATTTGTCCAACCGATGGACTAGATTATATGATGACACCAGGATACTTTGGACATATTAATATGGCTAGACCGGTATTCTATATTCAGTATTTAAATACAATTATTAAAGTATTAAGATGCACCTGTGTAAAATGTAGCAAACTATTGATCAATAAAGAAAAGTATAAATATTTTATGAAAATGAATCCTGAAGAAAGATGGAATCAGGTATTCGCTTTAGCAAGTAAAATTAAACGTTGCGGTGAAGATACAGAAGATGGATGTAGCTCTAAACAACCAAATAAAATTAAAAAGGAAGGATTAGCAACAATTATTGCAGAATGGGATGATATTGATACAACTAGCGATGATGGAGGTAAAATATCTTTAAAACTTACACCTGAAAGGGTTATCAAAAGTTTCAAACGAATTAGTGATGATGACATTAACTTTATGGGCTTTAGTCCAATCTGGTCTAAACCAGAATGGATGATTTGTCAAGCATTAGCAGTTCCACCACCTGCAGTACGTCCATCTGTAAAACACGACTCACAACAGCGAAGTGAAGATGATGTAAGTCATATTATTGTTAATATTATTAAAGCAAATAATACTTTAAATGAAAAAATAGCTCAAAATGCTAATGCTGCAGTTATTGATGATTGGCATACAGTATTACAATACTATACTGCAACATTAGTTGATAATAAAATTCCTGGAGTAGCTTCTGTCGCTCAAAGATCTGGTCGTCCACTTAAATCAATTAAAGAACGTTTAAATGGCAAAGGTGGAAGAGTGAGAGGAAACTTAATGGGTAAGAGAGTTGATTTTAGTGCTCGTTCCGTTATTACACCAGATCCTCAACTATCAATTCGGGAACTGGGAGTTCCACTTAAGATTGCTAAAAACCTAACTAAACCAGTGATAGTAAATAATAAAAACATGAACTATTTACTTAAATTAGTAAGAAATGGACCGGATATTTATCCTGGAGCAAAAATTCTTGAGAAAAAAAATGGTGAAAATATTTCACTCCGCTATATTGATAGAGAATCTATCAAATTAGAAGTTGGAGATAAAGTACATAGACATATGCAAAATGGTGATGCAATCTTATTTAACCGTCAACCAACACTTCATAGAATGTCTATGATGTGTCATATTGTTAAAATTATGCCAAAAGGCGACACATTCAGAATGAATGTTGGTGATACAAAACCTTATAATGCTGACTTTGATGGAGATGAAATGAATTTACATATGCCCCAAGATGAACAATCTGAAACAGAGCTGAAAAATCTAGCAGCAGTACCATATCAAATTATTAGTCCGGCAAATAATAAATCCATTGTTGGTATTTTCCAGGATTCAATGCTTGGTAGTTATTTATTTTCACGAGAAGATATCAATTTTAATTCTAGAACGGCTATGAATCTACTTATGGGTATTAAAACTGTTAATATTAATTTATTAAATAAAGACACAATGACAAATTTTAATATATTATCGCAAATTCTTCCTCCAATTTCATTAAAGTATAAGAGCAAAGGTTTTAAAGATGATGATGATTATAAGACATCCAATAAAGTTGTTGAAATTAATAATGGAATGTATATTCGTGGACAAATTGAAAAAGGTGTAGTTGGCGATGGTTCAAAAGGACTGATTCAACGGATCTGCAACGATTATGGTAATATGGCGTCTGCTGATTTTATTGACAATTTACAATCTATCGTAACTGAATATATGAAAAGTCACGCATACAGTGTTGGTATTAGTGATTTAATTGCTGATAGTAATACAAATAAGTCTATTTCTGAAGTAATTATTAGTAAGAAAAAAGAAGTTGACAATTTAATCGATCAAACACATCTTGGTATCTTTGAAAATAATTCTGGTAAATTAACTGAACAAGAATTTGAAACTCAAGTCAATAATATTCTTAATAAAGCATCTCTTGAAGCTGGAAAGATTGGACGTTCAAGTTTAAGCAAAGATAATCGTTTCGTAATTATGGTTAATGCCGGATCAAAAGGTAGTGATCTAAATATTGCACAGATGATCTCGTGTCTTGGCCAGCAGAACGTTGATGGAAAACGTATTCCATATGGATTTGAAAATCGAACCCTACCACATTTTAATAAATTTGATGATTCTCCTTCGGCTAGAGGTTTTGTTGAAAGTTCATTTATTTCTGGATTATCTCCCACCGAATTATATTTTCATGCTATGGGTGGTCGCGTCGGTCTTATTGATACAGCAGTAAAAACTAGTCAAACTGGTTATATCCAAAGACGTTTAATCAAAGGTCTTGAAGATCTTAAAGTTGGATATGATATGACAGTTCGTAATAATAAAAATAAAATTATTCAATATAATTACGGTGATGATGGTTTTGATCCTGTTAAAGTTGAATTTCAGTTATTGCCATTTGTTCAAATGACTAAAGAAGACATTTACAATCATTACCAAATCCCGAATTCAGATAAAACATCCGTTACATCGTTATTTACAAAAGATGCATCCAAAAAATATACATCTCAAACAAAAGAATTTAATAAAAAAAATAAAATGTATATTGATATGATGATTGATTCACAAACTGATATTATCAGTAATGTATTTAATAATCGCGAAAATAAAATGGTACATCTACCAGTTGCATTCAGTTACATTATAAATAATGTTATTGGACAGCAAGAAATAAATTCTAATTCTTTGATTGATCTTTCACCATTAGAAGCATTCAATTTAATTGACGAATATTATCAAAAATTAAATGATATTTATTATTGCAAACCAAATAATCTATTCAAAATTTTATATTATTATTATTTATCACCAAAAGATCTATTATTTAATAAACGTTTCAATAAAAAAGCTCTTATTTATTTACTTGACGAAATCGTTCTATCTTACAAAAAATCAATTATTTCACCTGGAGAAATGGTTGGTATGATTGCCGCCCAAAGTATTGGTGAACCTACTACACAGATGACTCTAAACACCTTTCATTTTGCAGGAGTTGCATCAAAATCAAACGTAACCCGAGGTGTACCTAGAATTGAAGAAGTTCTTTCATTATCTGAAAATCCGAAAAATCCATCATGTACTATCTATTTACCAAAAAATATTAATTCTGATCAGTCAGAAGCAAAAAAAATTCTACACGAAATTGAACATACTAAATTACGCGATGTTGTTAAATCCATATCCATTTGTTTTGATCCAGATGATCTAAATACTCTTATTGAAGATGATAAAACAACTCTTAAACAATATAAGGAATTTACTGATCTAATTGAAGAATGTGGTGAATTAGAAATTACTGATGCAAAACAAAAATCTAAATGGATTATCCGGATTGAAATAAATAACCTAGAAATGTTAAGTAAAAATATTACTATGGATGATATCAACTTCGCCATTAAAACAGTATATCATAATGACGTTTCATGCATCTATAGCGATTTTAACTCTGAAAAACTTGTATTCCGAATTAGATTAAATAATGTTATTCAAAATAAAAAGAAAAATGTTCCTCAATCATTGGATCAATCTGATGAAATTTATCAGATTAAAAATTTCCAAGAGCAACTATTAGATAATATTATTCTGCGAGGTGTTAAGAAAATATCCAATATTCTTCTTCGTAAAATTGTTGATCATATTGAACCAACTGAAGATAGTTTCGTTAAAAAAGAGATTTGGGTATTAGATACAGTTGGAACAAATCTAATTGAAATACTCGCATTAGATAATATTGATGTTAATAATACTACAACTAATGATATTCAAGAAATTTACAGAGTATTAGGTATTGAAGCAGCCAGACAGTCTATTTTCAACGAGTTATCTGAAGTTATTGAATTTGACAGTACTTATATTAACTATCATCATTTAAGTGTATTATGTGATAGAATGACCTGCAATGATACTATGGTTTCAATCTTCCGTCATGGAATTAATAATGATAATATTGGTGCAATTGCAAAAGCATCTTTTGAAGAAACACCAGAAATGTTTCTTAAAGCCGCAAGACACGCTGAATTAGATAATATGCGTGGTGTATCAGCAAATGTAATGTGCGGTCAAGAAGGTTATTTTGGAACAAGTTCATTCCAAGTTGTTCTTGATATTAATAAAGTAACCTCTAGATCCGAAACTCAAACATGGCACAAGAAAGATGCTCAATCAATTATTGATAAAGAATTCAATTCCCTCATCGATCCACAAGATCCTTGCAATATTAATAATATTAGCATTCAAACAAATATCAATAATGTTAAAGATGTTGATATGGGTAAACAAGATGATGATTATGACCCATTTGCGTAAAAATTATAAATAATTATAAATAATTATAAATACAATATAAAATTTTTTTATCATATAATATTATCAAATATGGATAATATTGTAATTAACGCAATTTTCTCAAAACATATTACTGATTTTATTATTTTAGACAATGATATAAATATTAGTCAAATACAATATTTTAATAAATATATTATTAATGGTCTCTATTTTTCTGAAGATGAATATACCAATGCTGTTATAGAATATATTAATTCTAAAAGATTATATAATTCTTTGCAAAAATATTCATATAAATTTAAAAAACGTCATTCTAAAAAATATGAAAATGACACTGATTTATATGGTACTCCATTTATTCAATTAAAATCAAATATTCTTTATAATTATTTTGATTCTGATAATAGAATTATCTATACTTTTAGAATTACTGATTTAATTAATATTATTAATGATGCATTGTCATATTCGCCTAATTTTTTTGTAGAGTGTAAGACAATAAAAAATCCATATACAAATATTGAATTTAATATTTCATCATTGTATAATATATATTATGCTATAAAAAATAGCACTTATTTAATGCCTTTTCTTTTTCACCAATATTTCAAGAATAATTTTGATATGACTAATTTTATCTATAATAATGAATCTAATATTAGAGACTATAACATTGAAAATACATTAACTAAATCTAGTGAAGAAAAAAAATGTAAACTAATTCGTGATATGTTTATTTATTATCAAAGTGATGATATTAACATTAATATCTCACCATACTTTCCAAATAAAATTTTGATTAAAGTATTTGAACGTCCTTTCTTAAAGTTATATTTACAAGATTTGTATTCGTTAAATCCAACATGTAGACATTTATCCAATACTATGGTTACAGCTTTACTAAAAACATTTTCTATAAATAATCCAAATTTTGGTCTAGCTGAAATAGTTCATAAGCGTGATAGAAATAATAGACTTATTAAATTATATAGATTTAATTTAAATATTAATATTTTTCCTCCAGAAAATTCTAATATTAATAATGATGCGGTAGATGATGATGATGATGGTCATGATGTTGATAATGTCGATGATGGTGATGATGGTGATGATGGTGATGATGGTGATGGTGATGATGGTGAATATGTAAATAATGATTATTTTGTAAATGATGATTATGATGCTAATGATGATTATAACGCGAATGATGATGATGATGATGATTATAACGATAGTTATTGATTATGATTATAAAAAATAATAAATATTAATAATACATATTGTAGTAATATTTATTCAGATTTTGTTTTTCTATTTTCTTGACTAGATTTTTTTATTTTAATTAAAATTTTTTTATCTTCTACTTTATCTTCCTCGGGTTCATCTTTTAATGCGTCTTTAGATTTTATTTTAAGCTTGATTTTGCGTTTTTCGGTTACTTTTTTATAATTATCAATATATTTATCAATATTAACAGGTTTATTTATTTTTATATTATCGCTTATTGTATTTGGTAGTAATGTTATTTCTATCTTTATATTATTTAATGCTTTTATTAATCTGCATTCAGGTATAACATTTTCACTAGTACTATTTATATAATTTATAAAATATACATATTTATTTACAGGGTTATTTAATATAAAGAATTTTTTTTTATTTTCGGTGAAATCTGTTTCTGATATTAATATTATTGGCAAATTATATTTTATAGCTAATACCCAAATATCCATACTTGATAATGAATATGATTCGCTCATTATAACATTTTCAAATTTAGATTCACCTAATAATATTTTTTTAAATAATGTTTGTTTACCTTGATCACCTAATATATTATAAAAATTATACATATTTTCATTAGTAATAATTTTAGTATATTCAGAAAGAAGTTCTTCTTTTAAAGAATTTACAGAATCAAATTTTTTACTACTATCATTTGATTCAATTATATCTAAAATAATTTGAAATGAGCAATTATTTGATCTATTATATATTAATTCTTTGGAATTACTAGGTAAATATTTCGATATATTTTTTTCTACATCTTTTTCACCTATTAAACATTTTTGTTTATTTTTATAACTTTTTAAATCAATAATATTAGAATATTTTTGACTTACATCAGGATTAACAGTATCATATGTATTATGTTTTACATAAGGGTTATTTTTTTGTATTTCGATATTTTCAAAATATTCTTGTGTTAATAATGACTGTAATAATATTATTTCATCATCATTTAAATTATATTTAATATTTGTGAAAGAGAGAAAACTGTTGGTCTTAAAAATAAATTGATTTATTCTATTATACCTAATTAACTCATCAGAAAGTTTATTATAGTATATTTTTTCATTATCGCTATTATTAATAATGTTATTTTTTGGAATTAATAATTTACAAGTTTTATCACTTGTTATCATACAATAATTATTTTGTTTACATTTATTTTCATCTTTAACTATACAATTTGCTATATTTTCTATCTTATTTATTAACTCTTTATTATATAAAATAAATTGAATACTATTACTAGTCAATTCCCGTAATTTTTTATTTATTAGCAATAGCTTTTCTGAATATAATAAATATGGTTTATTATTACATAATTCTTCAATTTCTCCGCGTATTTTTCGATGATTATATAATCCCAATAATATTCTTACTGTATTTCGAAATGTATTATAAAATCCAGTTTCTAATTTTATATTTTTTATATATTCTATTCGATCATGATCTTTTTTATTGGATAGAATCGATTTTACATCGGCTTCAATGTAATTACTATTATTAACAACAATTAAATCTTCTCCAAAAGTATCTTGAACTGGTTCTTTTATAGATATAAATTGGTTTGTTTCTGTAAGTATTCCAACTATTAATCCATCATCAATAACTTTCATCATGGGTTTACAGGGTATTTTATTTTTTGTATTATTATATACTTCTAGTAAAAATGAAATTGTATTTTCATAAGTATCCCAAATATCATCATCTATCCAAGTAGTTTCCTTAAAATCAACAATTAAATTCGAAGGTAGACATGGAATATATCCCGATCCAATATTATTTTTTACAATAATTCCAACAACTTTACCATTATAATTTAAAACCTGTTTTGTTATCTCGTATTTGTATGTTTTTAATATAGTAACCATTTCTGGTAAAAGTATATTTTTTTTGAAATTATAAACTTTTGGTAAACTAGGATATAATCCACAATACTTATTTAACGAATTCTTTATAAACTCCAATGTGTTTCTAATATTTATTTGTAATTTTGTATTTTTAAAATTAAATACTTTTGATACAGAAAATGTTTTGATTTTATCTTCAACAGAATATATTGGTTCATAATAATTGTCATTTTTAATAATTAACAACGTATTTTTATTAATATCAAAAAATTCACTAGAATAATGATTCGTTGGACATATAATACGTACATTATTAGTAATATCATCATTATTCATTTCTATAATTACCATATTTAAACCATCTATAAACAAATTTGGATTTGGTTTACATATTAAATCCCAAAGATATGTATAATCTATAACTATTTCATCATCATTTATAAAATTAATATAGTTTTCATAACTATTAACAACATTATTAAAAAATTCTTTATGCTCAATATTAGTGAAATCAATATTTTTATAAATTTTTGATTCTTTATATTTGTCAATATTTTCACTAGTTATTTTTTTATCATCTTTAAAACTATTTATTAAACTACCATTCTGAAGTGTTATAAAAATATCAATATTTAATGCATTCAATAATATTTTTTTCATATTACGAATACTTATATTTTCTCTACTATTTATATCATTATATAAATTCGCTATTACACTTATAAATGATTGCGTTTTATTAAACTCAACACCTTGACGTAACATACATAAATGATTTGGTTTTAAATTAGTATTTGAAATACTAATTTGGCATTTTTTATTATCTACTTTTAAAAATTTTTGAATTGCAATCGGTAAATACCCCCAACGATTATTATCTATTGGAAATTTGTCATTACCAATAATATAATCTTCACCTACATCTTTTTTATCAGAAAAAACCTTTTTATCTATACACTGTTCCCGGCGTTTATTTTGTTCTGGACTATTCCACGCTTTAAAACAACACGGTAAACAATATCCATCTGGATGACTGCCTTCTTTTACAAAACCAGGATAATGTTTCACATAATTATCCTGTTTATCTTTATGATATTTATTATCTGTAAATTCAAAAATATTTGCACCAGGGGGGATTTTTTTTGCACCTTCAGGTATAATATTACCATATTTACCAGATTTAACTTGTTCTTCTGTTAAACTAGTATTATCTTTTAAACTCCAATATCTTGGACATATATACCAAAATTCTTTATCTTTTGATGTTCCATATTTTATAGCCTCATCATATGATCCTGGATGATTTTTATCTATATTATTTTTTTCTTCATCAGTTAAAATAACTGGTTGTCTTCTAACATTCCAAGGACATATTCTGGAATAAGCATTAAATTTACCATCTACATCAGAAACGAATAATTTTGGATCTCGTTCTTCCATTCGTTTATAAAATGGATTAGGATTCGATAAGCTCATCCCTGTGATATCTTTTACTAGTTTATCATTATTATCTTGTTCAATATTTAATTTTTTTACTTTTTTTGATTTTTTTATAACTAATTCGACTTTTTTATCTTTACTCTTTTTATCTTTACTGTCTTTATTTTTACTATCTTTATCTTTACTATCTTTATTTTTACTATCTTTATCTTTACTATCTTTATCTTTACTCTCTTTATCTTTACTCTCTTTATCTTTACTCTTTTTATCTTTACTGTCTTTATCTTTACTTAATTCTATATCAGGACCAACTTCTATATCTGAACCTAATTCTATATCTGAACCTAATTCTATATCTGAACCTAATTCTATATCTGAACCTAATTCTATATCTGAACCTAGTTCTATATCTGAATCTACCCCACCAAATTGATTTTTGACATCTTCATTACTTTTATCACTATCATAATCATCATAATCACTATCATTATCAGAACCTAATAATAGATCTAAATATTTGTCTTGATCAGATTCATTTCCTTTTGGTGCAATATATCCTTGTTGTAAAATATCGATTTCATCATTTGGTTTTCGAATAATATCTTCAATATTATCTTCTTGATCATTTTTTTTACTTTTTTGATCTATCTTATAACATTTTTTTGTAATTTCATCGCTATCAATATTTGTTGTATCCGGATATTGTGTAATACGAATTAATGAATCGATATAAATTGATATTGTTTTTAAATAATTGATATTGTTAATATTTTTTATTGTTATAACTATGTTATTTTTAAATTTATCTTGAATAATGGTCGATAAAAAACCAGGATTACTATTAATTTTTATTTGTTTATTTGGTCCAACATTTTGTAATATTTGCAATGATTCTAAAACATCTGCTACTTTTTTTCTAGATTTACTTTCAGTTATACCAAAATTGTCTTTAATTATTTTAATAATATCTTCATTACTAATACCATCTTTTAATAAATCTATGATATATGATTCTATAGCATCACTTTCATTAAAATTACTAACTCGTTTGAAACGCATCTTAATATCATCTTTTAAATTGCCTTGTTCAATATTAAATATTGAAGTCAAACAAGAGTTTATTTTATTGAGATTAATTGTATTAACAATTGGAAGATAATATTCATATGTAATATTATTAACTTCAACGTTATTATCAATTAATGAATTATATATTTGCATTTTATATCCACTTTCTTGCAGAAAGTCTGAAATAATTTCTAATATAGGATTAACATTAGTTTGTATAAGTTCATCAATATCTCTAATATCAAGTGGATACTGTAAATCAAAGTTAATATTTATAAATGAATTATTATATACTTCACAAATAATTGGAATTGTATTTTCATCTATATTATGTTCAATATAGAAACTAACTGATTTTGTAGAACCAATATTTTTCATCAATCGAAATATATTTCCTTTTGATAAATATGGTATTTTCTTTCCACTTATAGCAATTTTATCACAATATAATTTATATATTTTTTCCATTCGTTTTGATGGATTATACTTTATTAATGGTATTTTTTTATTAGCATGTATTAATTTGAAAATTATATCTAATGGTAAATTAAATTTATATGATGGTATTAAATTAATATTTATACTTTTAATTCCTTTATTGATATAGTTAATTTCACTAGTTCTTTCATTATAAATATTATAAAATAATCTTACATTTTCAATATTGTTTTCAAAAGTTGGATTAATATAAGACTGTGACTGTTGTAATAAATACGATTTTTTTTCATTATATTCTTCTATACTGAAAATGTTTTCTTCAACAAGATATGGATAGTATATCTTAAAAGTATTTATTATAGATAACTGATTTTTTGTCATATAATCAATAACATCACTTACCTTACATAAATATATAGTATTATTATAAATATCGCCAGTATTTAATAGTAATTCTTTATTTGTTGTACTAATAAATTGATCTATATTATCTTGTGTTAAATTTGTATAATCAATTACATTATATGGATTAATTGTATACTGCAATAAAAAATTCTTTTCTTTAATTCCTTGACCAATTGATTTATCAAGTAGAAAATATTTATTTAAATTTAATGAAAGTATATCATCATAATCATAAACATCTTTATCTTGTATTTTTTCAATATCGATATATTTGATATTTAATAAAAAATTAATTAGTATATCTTTTGTAATTTCTCTTTTACCATTAAATGTTAAAGATTGATATATATTTTCTGAATCTAAATACTCGTTAACATTACAGAATAGGTAAATTTCTTCAAAAGATATAGTCTTGTCTATAGAAATAATTTTCTTTTTAATATTTTCAATTGTGTCATCTAAATATATTGGTAAATTTACAATTTCCACTGGAATACTATTTCTCTCTATATTCACTATTTCATCTTGATTAAAAATATCTATAAAGTCAATTTTATCACTATTTGTAGAATTAAAAACATATATTTTTTCAATGGTATTTTCTTTTATATAACATATTTTATATATTGTTGACATACTATATAAAATAATCATATAATATTTTATATAGATGAACTATAATGTAATAGTTGGTATGTGTAAAAATCGTGGAATAGGAATAAATAATACCTTACCATGGAATATAAAAGAAGATCTGCAGTTATTTTCTAAACTTACTAAAGGAGATGGAAATAATGCAATTATTATGGGTAAAAATACATGGGAAAGTCTACCGAAACAACCATTGCAAGGTAGGGATAATTTAATTTTATCTACAACATTAGATATTAATAAAAATACTCCAAAAAATAATTATATTAAATCATTTAAAAATGTGGAAGAAATTTTATTATTTTGCAAAAAACAAAACTATCAAACTATATGGATTATTGGTGGAGAGAAAATATATGTTGATTTTTTAAAATTAGATATTATTAGTAATATTTTTGTTTCTTATATAAATAAAGAATATTTGTGTGATAAATTCTTTCCTGAATTAGATGAAGATAGATGGAGTATAATAGAGAGAAAAAGTATTGAAAACACACAAAATATTGATTTGTATCAAGTTATTTATCAAAATATGGATTATCGTTGATCTCCATTCCACAATATTTTTTTGGCGTTTTTTTATAATCTACTGGATGGTAAATATTTATTTTTTCAGCTTCTTTAAGTAAAAACTTAAAATTAGTCCAAAATTCATCATTATGACCTATAGATTTACTAGCTACATGCGCTAGTTCATGTATAGCAACAAAAGTTAAAGTATTTAAATCTATCAATTTTCCGGTACCATTTTTTTCAGTATCTAAACAGAATGCTATTTTTTCACCTTTATTTTCACTATATGCGGTATATTCACTAGTGGGTAAAGTCTCACATATTTTTTCTGGATTAAATCCGCTAGTCAACCTTTTTATATTGTCTTGATTAGTAAAATTTTCACCACAGTGTTTTACTAAATTCTTCATATTACTATTCACATTTGCTAATTTATCTGCAGCAAGTTCCAATTTATTTCTCTCTCTTACACAATATTTATTCCCATCTACATCTGATATAATACATTTTAAATGAAAAATATCACTTTCACTATACATTTTATATGAAATAATAACTATTAATGATATCATTATATAACCTAATAAATCGCTATTCATATATATATTTTTATATTTAATAAAAATGAAAAATATAAAAAATTAGAATAAAAATATTATGATTTTATTGACCTCCACAACCAATTTCTAAAGGAACACGCATGAGATCTGGCTCAATAGTACTATTCATCCATGGACTTACTTTTGTGCTTGGATTTGGGGGCTCTGATCTTAATTGTAAGTTAGAGTTTCTTAATGTACTACCAATTGTATCAACTCCAGCATGATATCCAGACTTTAATAAATTAATTTCTGCTAAATCGCCAGCACCGTTTTGATTAAGAGAACCAAATTCATTATTTTTGTTTGGTAATAAATCCGAAGGATTAGTTACGGTTTTACGGTTGCAATTTGGGGGTAAACCAGCAGTAACTGTTTGAATTCCATCAGCATTCGCAGGACCACTATTCATTCCAACTGGTTCTGATGCAGATGGGGGATGCGAAGAAACGCCTGTCGCACCATCGTGAGCTTGTGAAATAACAGTAGGACTCATTTCACTCCACATGGTACGAGGTTTTGAGCCCCATTCATTACTCGCAGATTCAGATTTTACTTTATTGGCTGTATCATTAGTCATCTGTGATCTAAAAATATTTTTTTTAGGTGCAAATAAAACAAAGGCTAATACTAAAAATACGCCAATAATTACTAATTTATTTTGTTCCATCATTTTGAGAAGTTTGGAAACACTCATCATATATATAAAATGAATGATAAAATATTTTTGTAAATACTTATTTTTCTAAATTTAATTAAATTCGTCTTCAATGTCATCAAAATTACTCATATCATCAGATTCACAATCATCCAACATATATTTAGTTTTAATATTTTTAGCTTCTAAATATGCTTCAACGGCTGCTTGGCGCATATGTTTTGCTCTACTTCTAGCTGTTTTGTAAATTTCATAATATACTTCAGATGGATCTTTTAAAGTGATAGATTCATTATTATCATCTAAAGAAATATCCATTTCTTTCATATTTAAAATATCAGCTTCTTCTAAACTATCGGTCTGGGTTATTATTTTGTCTAAATCTGCTGATTCTAATTTTTGAATATTATTTTCTTGGGGTGTTTCATTATTTCCTAGATCTCCCTTATTTTTTTTTAATTCTTCTTTTTCTATAGTTTCTTTTTCTTGAGTTTCTTTTTCTTGAGTTTCTTTTTCTTGAGTTTCTTCTAAAGATAAATCTTTTTTGTTTTGCAAATTATTTTCAATACTTTCTAAAGGTTCTTCAATAATACTAGAACTTTTCTCACGGGAAGAATTAATAATACATTTAGTTTTAATTTCTTCAGGTGATTTCATTACCATAACTTGTGGTAAATGTATTTCAATTTGAAAACTTTTTGATGAAAATTTAATACCATCGATATGTACTAAAGGAATCATTTCATTAATTTCATTAATATCGTCAAGTGTTAGCAACCGTTCATTTTCATCATAAACTAAACAATAATCCTTCCGTATATGCTTATGATTTGGTATTCCGGCTCTAACTATTAAAAATTTACCAGATTTATAATATTTAATTGGTGAATTAAATAGTTCTTCTATATCATGTGAATCGATCTCGGTTTGAAACCATAAATCTTTCTTGTTATATATTAATTCTCTGCATCGTATTTCTAAATTTTCAAACCATGTTAATAAATCTTGTTCATATGAATTAAACATTAAATCACAATATTGTTTTTTAGAAGTAGTATTTTTTATTATTCCTTGTTTTGATTTACATTTAGGAAGTTGAAGATATAATGGTTTTAATTTATCACTAAAATTAATTTTAGTAAAAAAACTTCCACCTTGAAGTGGTGAAGGTGATTCTAAATTAATTTGATTAAAATCAAAATCTGGCGTTGGTTGAACAATATTTTCCATTACAATATTCAATAGAAAAATTTATACTCAATAACACGCATAAAATCTAAAAATAATTTACTACTACTTATTAAAATGAAGACCAGTTTTTTTGAAGAATGTTTAGTTATAATGAAAACACCTGAAATAAAAAAATATATTAAGGAAATATTTACACCTCTAATATCTCCAATATGTGATATTATACTAAATGAAATTTATCCGTACATTTATTTATCTTTAATTTTTGTACTAATAAGTTTTTTATTACATTTAGGAATATTTTTTTTATTATTACGTAATAAATCCTGGAATTTTACAAATTAAATTTCTATATTTATAGTATATAATGGGATCTACAATTGCTTTATCCGGAGGTAAAGGTTTAAGAAAAATGCATAAACGCGGTGGTAAATCTTGCCATGAGACCGTTGGTGGTCGCAAATCAGCTCGCCGTTCTATGCGCAAAGGTCGCAAATCAGTTCGCCGTTCTATGCGCAAAGGTCGCAAATCCGCTCGCCGCTCGATGCGCAAAGGTCGCAAATCCGCTCGCCGTTCCATGCGGAAAGGTCGCAAATCCGCTCGCCGCTCCATGCGGAAAGGTCGCAAATCCGCTCGCCGCTCCATGCGTAGAGGATCCCGTGGAAGAAAAGGCGCCGGTATGGTAGCTCGCGCAGCATTACCATTCGGAATATTAGCTCTTCAGAAATTAATGCACAATCGCAAATCGCGTAATTCATTAAAACGTATGGGTAGACGGGTTATCTCAACACCTTACAAAGTTACAAAAGCACTACTTTAGGTTAATCTAAATAATATTAATAATATTTAAAATATAATTTATATATTATTAATAATGACTTTTGAAGAAAATATAAAAAATTGGATTATTCTAGATAATAAAATTAAACTTGTTTCTGAAGAAATTAATTTATTACGTAACAAACGTAGTGAATGTAAAAATACTATTATAACTCAAGTTCAAGCAAATAATTTAGAAAAATCTACAATAAAAATAAATAATGGGTTGCTTAAATTTGTTACACTTACACAACAACCAGCATTATCTTATAAATTCATAGAAAATTGCTTACATGATTGTATTAAAGATAAAGAGGCTGTTGATCAAATTATAAAATATATTAAAAGCAAGCGCGAAACAAAAATGATTAAGGAAATAAAAAGATTTAATAATTAAACATTATATTTATTATATATAAGATGAATACATATAATAAAAAAATGCTTTCTGATAACAAACATCCGTCATTGAAAGGTCTAACATTACCCCATGGACTTCAAGTAAAAAAACCACCTCAAAATGGTGGGAATAATCATTATACTAAAATTTCTGATAATGATTCACCATATTTAGAAGAGAATTTTTCTCAATTCTTATCAATATTACATAAAGATTTATCCGAAAAAACTAGAAAAACTAGAAAAAATAATAAAAACAGAGATGATAAAAAAAATACAAAAAAAATACAAAAAAATAATTAAATAAATATGAAATATTACATTGATGACCAATTTTTACTATTAAACGGTGATACTAATATACTACCAATTTTATTTTTCCAATAATTTATTCTTTTCTCGAAATCTAATTCCTTTTGTGTTTTTGGATAAAGAGGTATATTTTTCATCATTTCTGCCTCATCATTTGTTATTTTTGGTTTGTATCCATAACAATTAACACCAAATCTGACATTCGGATTTGCAATATATCCACCATTTATACCTGGTCTTCCACAATCCTGTTTATGTCCTGGAATTTTTTGTAATTGTTCCCATTTTTCATATTGTGTCGGAAATAAAGCCATCTGTTCTGCAGACCATCCATAACTGCACCAATCACCACCATCTTCAAAGGCTTTTTCAATTTCTTTATAATTGGCTAATCTATTTCCATACGCTTTACATAAAGCTTTTGCATCAGTATAAGTATATTCATTACCTGGAATATGATAAACTTGTTCAGTAAATTTTATTTCTGGAACGGTTGTAGTTCCACGTATATCACCACCATCTTCATTATCTACAACTATATCTATTTCTGGTGTTCCTGAAAATATATTTTTTATACTTGTTACAATATTAACATTAAATAAATAATTCATACCATTGATTATTACTAAAACTAAAAACAAACTCCATAATAATATTTCAATAGAACTAGAACCAACATTTCCATTAGAAGTTGACACATTTTCTGAAGTTAAAGATGCAAATAATATATAATATAAAATTATTATTAGCGCTAAAACGGATATAACTAAAGGATTTGTCATATTGTTATTAAAGTAATCCATTGTAGGAACCCCTACTATTGTATTCATATCAACATCCATATATTATTTATTTTTATTATTTTTTTCTATAGAAAAGGCAATATGTCTTTGTAGTAACTAATTCATTAATACTTATTTCTTTTACAATAGTATCATTATAACTATACCATTTACCATTTGAATTTTTTACATAAGCATAATAATGACCACCCATAGAATTACCACTATGATTTCCTATCCCATATAATTCATAATTATATTGTTTAGGATTATAACCTATAATATATTTGCTTAAATCTAGCTCATCTATAGGAAATGTTACTAGGCTATTTATTTTTGAATTATTATTATTAAAACGTTTTAAATCAATTACTAGTATATTAGGTAAACTCCAGAACATAGTTCGCTTTGAAACATTTTCCTTTTTATTAGTTTCTTCATTAAACCACGCATTTTCTCCTTCCATTGTTTCTAAATCACAATAACTATCAAAACATTCGTATAGTGTTGTCTCTGTATTTTTAATTGGAATACTAATTAATGAACATGGTTCTGGTTTATTAATCAAAATTTTATCATTTTTATCTATTATTTGTGTTACTGTTATACAATAAAATAAATTTAAAATTTCTGAATATTCTTTTCTATACATTTGACACATCATATTATAACAATCTTTTGCTAGTTTATCCGATGACGTTTGAATCTTTCCAGTTATTTTCATTTCTACTTCTCTCTGTAACCCTAAATGAAAACAATCTAATATAAATAATATAAATTCTGGTAAATCATTTTGCATATACCCTGTAAATAGCTCTCTATCTTTTATTTCTGCAATAGATTGTATCGTTTTAAAGAATCCCCATGGCGCAACTGTGCAATTTTCACTCCACATTAATTTTCTTAATTTATTCCATTCAATTAATAAAGTACATTCTTTTGAATTTAATCGTTGACTAAATTCTTTTGAATCCATAAAATCATTTAATTCATATGTGTGTGACAAAATTTGAATAAATGAATTTATATAACACGTATTACCTAAATTACCCAACCCTGTTAATCCTTTATCATTGTATTTTTTATACTGTTCCATATTATATAATTTATATAATATGAATAATTATATTTAAACATTTTTTTATAATAATAGTATGTACAGAAATAATATATCAAATATAACAAATAATGATTCTATAACAAATTATGATCCCATAATAAATAATTATTCCAGATTTACAATTAATAGCAATATCACAATTAATAATATTATTAATTTACTAACTCTCCAACAAAATACTTATAATTCTTTAATAAATAATTATATAAATATGCAGCAAAATAGTAATAACAATAATAACAACAACAATAATAACAACAACAATAATAACAATAACAATAATAACAATAATAACAACAACAATAATAACAATAACAATAATAACAATAATAACAACAACAATAATAACAATAACAATAATAACAATAATAACAACAACAATAATAACAATAACAATAATAACAACAACAATAATAACAACAACAATAATAACAATAACAATAATAACAATAATAACAACAACAATAATAACAATAACAATAATAACAACAACAATAATAACAACAACAATAATACTAATAATAATAGTAACTATACAAATAATAGTAATAATATCAATAACGATAGAGAAAATTTATATAGAGATAATTTATATAGAGAGAATTTATATAGAGAAGTTTTATCAAATGCGTTTGTTAGAAATCTTCTACAAAATGATAATACGATTAATACTATTCCAACCATAAGTGAAATTATTAATGCAACCAATAATACAAATTATGGTAATATCATTAATCCTATTAATCAAGTATGTCCAATTACTAGTAATGATTTTAATGAAAATGATAATATTATGCAAATCCGTGAGTGTGGACACATTTTTATGAGGGAATCATTAATATCATGGTTTCAAAGAAGTAATTGTTGTCCACTCTGTAGATATAATATTTGTGAATATAATAACAATAATAACAATAACAATAACAATGATAATAATAATGATAATAATGATAATAATAATGAAAATCCATATGATTTAACAATTATATATTCATATGGTGATACAACTGGTGATACAATTGGTGATACAAATGGTAATACAAATGGTAATACAACTGCCAATACAAGTAGATATAATAATCTAGATACAACAGATGAAAGTCCGTAAATAAAATTAATAATATATTTATTTTTATTTACTAAATAATTAAATAACTAAATAATTAAATAACTAAATAATTAAATAATTAAATAACTATATTATTTTTTTTTTGAGAAAATAAATAGCCCCCCAATTACTAATATAATTCCTGCAAGTTTTATAGTGTTGTAAACATCATTTATTTTCATATAAGTATTTATTATTGGTCCACCATGTTTTTTAACGAGGGAGCGCAAACTAATTATTCCAATTATAATCAATGTTATAAGAAAAAACCCAACTATATTCATATACTTTATATAATGAAAAAATAAATATTTTCATTATTATTTATTATATATGTTATTATTTAATCTGTTTAAGATAAAAATCGAATAACACACTTTTTACTTCTTTTAGTCTTAAGTCTTGATATTTTTTTTCAAACTTTTCATCATCTAGCAATTTTTCATGAATCTTTTCAATTTCAATTTTCCATTTATTTAATGTATGACCGTATTTACGTTTAAATTCTTTAATATCCTCTAAAACTAACCCAAAAATTTGCTGAAGAGGTTTCATTATCTGATTCGTAATATAGAAACTATAATCTAATTCTAGTTTATTTTGAATAATATAATTTGGATGCTCAATTTTATCACCTTGAAGTGCCTTTTTATTAGAATTTTTAATATATGCATATGGTATTCTATCTCCAGGACCAGGCTTATTCCCAGAGTCTCGTTCTCCCATACGCTTTGCTAATACTGCATGGGCAATTTGATCAGGATTTTTATATTCTGATCGTAATGATTTTGTAATAATTAATTTATCTAACGAATACTTCTCATCAATTACGGATTGAAGACAATTCTTTGTATAATTTATAGCACTTGTAACATTTTGTTCCTTCATTAATATATCAATTACGCCACCATAAATATCTTTGACAATTGGGGCATTATCCCTGCGTTTTAATACAATACCCATTTCTTTACGTTTTCCATTATTTATATCAAATTCGTATAATATTCCAACATATCCTTTTTTTCGTAGTAACGCAAATGGTAGAAATGTTTTTTCATATTCTAAATCATGCGGCTTCTTTAAGAATTTAGTTGCGACTTTACCAGCTAGCTGCGCTAGTTCTATTGTAATCTCTAAAGCCTTTTTATCAATAATTTTAGTTCCATCTAATTCCTCTAAATTAAATGTAAAGAATACACTATCTGTATCACCATAAATATATTCAGCTTTAGTTCGAACAATACCATGATTTTTTGTTTTTATTTCAGTATTATCGAATCCTTGCTCTATCGCTTCTTTAGCATATATTAATAATTTTCTACCAATTGCGGTTGTTGATGCTGCAACATCTTTTTCAAAGAATGTACTAGTTTTTGCACCAGTTTGACCATATAAACTATTAGCGGTTACCTTAATTGCTAATTGACGATTATCCAAGACGTTTTTCATAAATGGATCTTCTTCTTTAGCCGCGAGTTTTTTAGTAGATTTTCTTGCAAATAAGAGTTCCTCTAGAATAGAAGGTAGAATTGCTTTTCCTTTTGGAAACTGTGCAAATCTACACGTTTTATATCCAACGCGTTCCTTTGTTTTAGCGGCTTTTTCGGTTTTTCGAATCCATTGATAAGTATCATATGTTACATCTACATATTTATAATCATCTAAATTATCATAAATATAATTACCATTTTTATCTTTTTCACCTGTTTCACATATTAATTTTCCATCTAAATCATATTCTTTAGTCCATACCTTACTATCGTGTGATAAATTTTCACTGATAATTGATGACGGATATAATGAACTATAATCAACACAAGCTACAGGATCATGAAGGTATAAATTACATTTAGGTTTTAGTACGATTGCTCCTTCATAACCGCTATCATCTAATGTTTTTTCTGTTTGTGGCATTAATGTTTTCTTTTCCATACATTTTTTTGCAACATAACTTGTTAATTTAATCCCTTGACCTCTCATAACAAGGAAATTCATTGGAACACTACATAATTTTGACATTTCAATATATCCAGTAACAATATCCACTTTTCTTAACAAATCTTGAACTAATGTAGTATCCTTAATACAATATTTTGCTACAATAGCACGTCCTTTAGGTCCTTCATTTGTTAATCTAAAAATATCCTGCGGTGTAACATCGTCTTTACCAAGACACCATCTAACCGATTTTGTCATGTCGGGTTTAATATCCCCATTTAATAATAGATATTTATCTACTATACTAATTTCAATAACTTCAAATTTTTTACCAGACATATAATTTTCTGTAGAATGTCCAATTTCCTGAATAACAATATAATCACCTTTATTTAGTCCAGTAAAATTCTTACTAAATAACTTACTTATATTATTGTCACCATCATAATCTATTTTTGTAATCTTATCACCAATAAAATATCCAGAGGCATAGTCTAATTTATATGATGATAATTGATAATCGCGTCTAAATACATTTAATAAATCAATCTGTAGACGACCAATCATATTATAAAATTTAATATCATACTGACCACTAGCAATAAATAAACTATTTTCTTCGATTCCTTCTTTTCCGGTTTTCCAATCTTTTTTTAAACATACTTCATTTTTATTTCGAGATAATTGAAGAAATCGATTAACACAGTTTAATTCTTCACTTCTTTTGTACATGAATTCAAAATCCCATCCATGAATGTTATATCCAATAACAATATCTGGGTTTTCACGCTGAATAAATTCAGTCCATGCAAGTAAAGCCTCTTGTTCTGTTTTATAACTTTCGATAACAGCTCCTTCGACCTCATCACACGTATCAACTACAATACAATGTTTTAAATATGGTTCAGATTCTCCATATTTTACTAGAGATGACCCAATAAAAGTAACTTTATCACCTTCTATTTCTGGAAATATTAAAGAAAGGGTCTTCGTTAATTCATCAACCTTAATATTTTTATCACAATTTTCTTTTAATAAATCATTAATTGTAGCTTCACGATTAGTATATTTCTTCTTTGAATAATTCTTTTTTTTATATCCATCTTCCACTTCATTAATTTTATAACCTTCTTCTTCAATATTATCTTCATCTTCATCTTCAACTTCATCATTATCAAGTAAATTATTTTTTAAAGTATTATCAATAAACTCATAATTTGCTGGCTTTAGTTTTATCCATTCTTCAAATAATTCATCGACTTCTTTTTCAGTTATGGAATCTTTCACAAACACGTTGTTAATATCCTTAATATTATCATATCCAAATGCTGTTTTGATGCAGCTTTTTAAGAATTTATTTGAAATACAATCGATTTTATTACTTTTAATATAATTAACAATATCAATAGCTAATTTTTTATAGTTTTTTTTGGGTAAAGGAAAATCGCCATGACTACTACTAGCCTCAATATCAACACTTAAAATTTTATACGGAACTCTCGTTTCTCTATTTGGCAATGAAACAATATTCTTATAATTAATGGTAAACTCGTGATCGCATGTCGTGATTTTCTCTTTATGTTTGTTAAACTTACCATTTAGTAATGCAATCCATCCTGATGGGCTAATCTCTTTAATGTGAAATAGCCGCAATAATGGTGGAATCTGCGATTCATACAATTCAATATTATTTTCTTTATAAATTAATCCAGTTTCCTTAAGTGTTTTGGAATAAAAATTACCTTTACTTACAATGTCATACCATAAATTTTTCGCTTTATTAAAAGCTAGTGTATTATTAAATTTAATTTCGATAAATTTGTGTAATTTACCAGCATCAAAGCCATATAATTTATGTCTATACATAAGTTTTGATTGCACTAATGAGTTCCCATAATATTTTCCAATCTTATTTTTAATAAAACCAATAAATTCGTGCTTATCTGATTCACACCAATCATCTGGAACTTTAAGATAAAAGAATGGTTGAAAACCTCTCACAAAAATACATGCGGTTTTTCCATACTCATCAATACCAAACATTTTCACAACAAATTCTTTATGATCAACATATTTATCACCGTCATCATCTTCACAAACTATATCAGAAACATTAAATTCGAATAACTTAAACTGCCATTGCATATTTAATATCAATTATAATTTAATAAATGATATTATATTTAATTCAATTTTGTTTTTTAAGAATATATCTGTTTATTAATTTTTTTTTCTATGATGTTTTTTTGCAGATTTTCTACGTTTCATATTCATTTTACCACCTTTCATCATAGATGAAGAAACAGGTCTAGATACTGATCTAGATACTGGTGTAGATAATGGTTTTGTTACTGGTTTTGTTACTGGTTTTGTTACTGGTTTTGTTACTAGTTTTGTTACTGGTTTTGTTACTGGTTTTGTTACTGGTTTTGTTACTGAAACGGGTTTCTGTTTAACTGCGTTAGTCATTTTTTTTGTCAGTCTCTGTCCAAATCCTTTTATATCGGCTAATAATTTACCGAATCCACCATACGATTTTCTAGCGCTACTTCTTTTTCGTGTTCTTGATTTATTCATTATATAATATTATAATATTAATTTTTTAAAATTGATCAATAATTGATTCTAAATATTAATTCTAAATATACAATATTCAGCAAAAATATTTTTAATGATATTTACTATTATTAAATTTATTATTTGGTATATATTATATACGCAGTATATTGAAAATACTATTTTATATTTATTGGTAACATTATACTTTATAATAAATAAACTAGGGGTTCTTGTTAAAGAAAATAATGATCATTATAATGATTATTATAATAATTATTATAATGATTATTATAATGATTATTATAATGATTATAATCTTTATTATGATCTTTAATTAAAAATAAATATCATTAGTTATATAATGAAGAATACTATTTATAATGATATAGTTACGGATGATAATTCAAATTATTTATCAATTAATATAAATAACGAATGTCCAATTTGTTTTAATGAATTACTAGCAACTGATGCAATTTTAAAACCAGAATGTTGCAATAATTCAGCACATTTACATTGCTTAATTGAGTGGTACACTAAATATTCGGCACCGCCTGTATGTTTTATTTGTCAACAAGAAAATATTTTTTCTAAAAATATAAGAAATCAAGATAATAATAATAATGAATGTGAAATTTCTGTTGAAACAATTACTTTAAATTATCCTAACTGTTTTAATATTAAGCATTTAACAAATATGATCATTATCATATGTGTTGCGTCCATAATTATTATATCTTATTCGTTATTTATTCACTTCTAAAGTACTATTTTCTAAAGTACTATTTTCTAAAGTACTATTTTCTAAAGAAACCCTTTCTATTTTCTCAATTAAATTTTTTAATTGTCTATCAAAAAATTTAATTTCTTTTTTAATTGCATCAAAAATATTATATAATTCATCCATACTTTTAATAGTATCCATATAAGTAGTATATGAATAATATTTTTAATATTATTTATATGATTAATAATTTATAAGTATTTGAAAATAATATACTCTAAAAAAAATTATTTTTTATTTTACTATCTATTTTTTATTTTACTATCTATTTTTTTATTTTACTATCTATTTTTTTATTTTACTATCTATTTTTTTATTTTAATATCTATATTTTTATTTTTTGTTATTTAATCAGTGCGAGGAGGTCGAGTGCGGACGCTCTGGGTCTGTTCTCCGCGAGAAACTCGTCGACGAATCAGCATCCATTCTTCACCTTCACGTGGTCCCCGACCATGAGAACGGACACGACTTTTAGTAGGAGATGTAACCTGATCACTAGTAGTCTCACGTGAACGAGAAGATACATCTTTAGATGAGCGACTCTCAAGTCGAGTTTCACACATTAGAGAACCACCATTGATGCCCGATACATCGGCGGCTTGCCATGTGTGTTCTTTACCAGAAACTTCAGAAAGAGTAAACTCTACATACTCACCCTGAACTAGATAACGATACTGCTCTTTATCAACTTTAATTGCTGAATGATGAACAAAAATATCAGGACCTTCTTTTTCTGATGAAGTAACAGTCACAAATCCATATCCAGATTTATTATTGAACCATTTTACACGACCGGTCGAACGATCACCGGCAACTCCCTGTGATGTATTGGGGAAATGAACTCCTGCGTCTACCTCACTCATACTATATTATATAATATATATATGCTGTATGTCTTTAAACCTGTTAAATTATATTATTACTCTTATAGATTTAAATAACATAATTTGTATTTAGAATGAAGTCTTAAAATTTTATAATCTTCAATTTTATGTCTAGTTTATTCAGATAATAGTAATCCAATTTTTAAATATTCCAGTTATATATTCATAATTTGGAACAGCGTCATATTTTAATAAAGATACATATTTTAATGTCATAAGAATTTCATATGGAATATTATATTCTTTATTATAAATTTCATTCTTACGCTTATAAGCATATTCCATATAATCATTTTTTGTCATATTATTATCATCTACCCATGGTAAACTTCCTAAAAAAACTTTAATAAATGTATAACATAGAGATTCAATATCATCTCTACGACTATATTCTATACCATTATGAACATTCACACTTGCATAATTAATAGTTCCTATTAATTTTTTACCTGTTTTTTCAGGTATATGTTCTCTCTGTGAATTTATATAATATTTTGCCAATCCAAAATCAATCAAAATGACTTCATCATACTCTTTATTAGTAAATAAAATATTTTCAGGTTTTATATCTCTATGAATTATACCTATTTCATGCAAATCTTTCAATATATTTATACACTTTATAAATATTTCTATTTTATTTTTATCACTCATTGCTATTTTGTCTATTGAATCTCCATATAAATCCATTACCAAATAACTATAACTATCTTCCGTTCCAAAAAAACGAATTTTTGGAGTATTTTTTATTGAATTTATTATAGAATAAATTCGTGCCTCATATTTTAATATTCTACTTTCTTTACTTCTTTCTATTTTAATAGCTACATTTACCTTTGATAATATATGCTCTGCTTTGAAAACCTTTCCAAAAGCACCCTCACCAATTTCATTTAATATTTTATATTTATTGCCTATTATTACAGACATTATAATTTAAATTGAACAATTTAAATTTAAATTATTAATTTAATATAATAAATATCGCGTATAATGGTATTTCATTGCAATTCATCTTTTGAAGAACAAGAATTCTATAATAATTATAAACTATATTTTGATCAATACCCATACCCTTTAAGTAATTTTCAAAAATGGGCAGTATATTCCATTGTTACTGGTAATCACACTTTAGTAACTGCACATACTGGATCCGGTAAAACACTTCCAGCAGAATTTGCTATTGAATATTTTAAAAAAACAAATAAAAAAGTTATTTACACAGGTCCAATTAAAGCATTATGTAACCAAAAATATTATGATTTTAAAAAAAAATATCCACATATATCATTTGGTATTTTAACAGGAGATGTTAAAGATAATCCAGAAGCAGATGTTCTTATTATGACTACCGAAATATTAAGAAATACTTTATTTTCTAAAATGATTTCTAATGATAATAAAAAAAATAATATGACACTACATTTTGAAATGGATTTTGAAAATGAACTTGCAGCAGTAGTTTTTGATGAGGTACATTATATTGGAGATGTTGATAGAGGATCAGTATGGGAACAGTCTATTTTACTATTACCACCACAAGTTCAATTAATCATGTTATCTGCTACAATTGAAAAACCAGAAGTTTTTGCTAATTGGGTTGAAAAAGAAAAAAATAAACATTACGATAATATTCAGAAAACTCTATATATGGCTACCACAAATACTCGTGTAGTTCCATTAACTCATTATGGTTGGGTTTCTTGTAATAAATCATATCATAAATATGTTAAAAATACACCATATGAGCAAAAATTTAAAGAAAATATGAATAAACCAATTGTTCTAGCTGAAACTAATGGCACTTTTAATGATAAAAATTATTATAAAATAAATGATTTAACCGATTATATGTACAAAAATAAAATGCCCGTTAAACGAAATTTTGTTCTTAATGAATTAATTCGATATCTCTATCAAAATAATATGCTTCCAGCTATTTGCTTTATATTTTCAAGAAAAAATGTTGAACTATGGGCACAAGATATTTGTGTTTCTTTATATGAAGCGGATGACAAAACCCCAAGTATTATTGAAAAAGAATGTGAGATGATTCTTATTAGTAAATTAAAGAACTATAAAGAATATATGGAAATGGATGAATATAAAAATCTTATTAGTTTATTGAGAAAAGGAATCGCTATTCATCATGCTGGTGTTATGCCTATTCTTCGAGAGATGGTTGAATTATTATTTGAAAAGGGTTATATTAAACTTTTATTTGCAACAGAAACATTCGCGGTAGGTATTAATATGCCTACTAAAACTGTCATTTTTACAAGCTTAACAAAATACAATGGTAATACAATGAGGCTTATTCTACCACATGAATATACTCAAATGGCCGGCAGAGCCGGTAGACGGGGTATAGACACTGTTGGACATGTTATTCATTGTAATAATATTTTCGAAATGCCTTCATTCAATGAATATAAAAAAATGCTCACAGGTTCACCAAAAATGTTAACATCTCAATTTAAACTTTCATTCAATTTACTTCTTAACATTATTGCTTCAAATAATGATATTGATAATTTTGATTTTAAACTATTAAAAAATTTTATCGACAAAAGTTTCATGCAAAATGATATTATTAAAGAAATTAACTCCTATAATAATACTATTACAGATATTAATAGTCAAATTCATTTATGTAGAGAGAAATTGTCCGTTATTTTTGAAAAAAAAACTCACGAACAAACACTTGTTAAATATAATGAACTTTTAGAAGCTCTGAAATTATCATCTAATAAGCAAAGAAAAAAAATATCTAATGAAATATGTGATATTGAAGAATCAAATCAATATATTAAAGAAGATATTATCACTTATAATGAATTGAAAAAACTATCTAGTAATCTAAAAGACAATGAATATTATAAAGAATGTGCTATTAATTATACTGAAAATACAATTCAATTATTATGCAAACTATTAATAGAGAATAATTTTATTACTACTCAATATAAACTTCACGATAAAGCAATCATTGCTATGCAATTGCAAGAAGTTAATTCAATGGCATTATCGGATCTTTACTCAATGTATAACGAATTCAATTCTTTATCAACTATTGATATAATTAAAATCTTCAGTTGTTTTACAAATATTCGCTTATCAGATGAATTGAAAAAACATAAACCAAATTCTAATAATAATTATCTTGATAAAATTTGTAACGAATTATCTGATAAACTTTATTACTATTACGATATGGAAGTTTCAAATGATTTAAATACCGGAATGGATTATAATATTCACTTTGACTTAATTGACTATATTGAAGATTGGTGCAATGCTACAGATGAAATTACATGTAAGAATATTTTAATTAATATTAAGCAAAATATTCAAATTTTCACAGGAGAGTTTGTAAAAGCTATTCTTAAAATTAATAATATTGCATTGGAATTTGAAAAGATTTGTGAAACATTAAATAATGTACAACTTCTTAATAAAATTCGTACTATTCCAAATTTAACATTGAAATATATTGCTACTAATCAATCATTATATATTTAAAGTCTTCGATCTAATTGCATTCTATTAAGCATCCCAGCTAATTCATCGCTTGATTTTTTCGAACTAGATGATTTCGCGATTTTCGATAAACTTAAATTTTTGGTTAACGCGTCTAATGGATCAACTTCAGATATTCTTGTTAATGGGTATTTGGCTTCTCTTGCTTTTTGTGTTCTTTTAAAGCGACGTTCTTTTACGCCTGTAAAATATTTAGATAATTTGCTACCTTTTGTCGATTTTTTTTTTAAATGTCTGCTTCTTTTTTTATCAGATTTTTCTTTGGTTAATCCATCGAAATGGTATTTGGTTTCTCTTGCTTTTTGGGTTCTTTTAAATCGTCTTTCTTTTACACCACTTAAATATTTAGATAAATGACCACGACTAGATGATTTTTTTTTTAAATGTCTAGTTTTTTTTTCATCACGTTTTCTCTGCTGTTCAATACGTATAGCTCTTCTCTGCGCTTTAGTTGTAGCTTTTTTTGCACGTCTTTTTTTTTGGGGTGAACGTTTGGGTGAACGTTTGGGTGAACGTTTGGGTGAACGTTTGGGTGGACTTTTTCTAGTTTTTTTTATAGACATTTCAACATTTAACTCACCCAAATCAGCAAGTCTTTTTTGTGCGCGTGTTAAAACCATAATTATATATATATAATTATATATTATTTTTCATATATATATATAAAAAATAATTACTAAACTTATATATATGACATCGATAATCAAAAAAACTCATTTTGATAAAACAATCTCTGAACGTAAATTAGAAGTCACAAAAATATATAATAATTATCCTAGCAAAATATGTATTTATATTGATAAACAAGATTCTTGTAAAACTTTAAATACATTAAAAAAACATAAATACTTATCAGAAAGGGACATGCTTTTTTCGCAATATGTATATGTTATTAGAAAACAATTAGATATGAATAAAGAAACTGCTTTAATTTTTTTTATAAATGGAAACATACCTAGTTCTCAATTAAGTCTTGGTGAATTATATGATAAATATCAAAATGATGATGGTTTCTTATATATAACATATACTGGTGAAAATTGTTTTGGTTAAATACACTGTAGGCGTATTTTCTTTTTCAATGTTGCTTCATCATTTATTAAATATATTTTAAATCTTTTATGTGAATAGTCATTCACATCTTCTTTCAAATTTATTCTTGATATAATTTTCAATTCCGGTAAATATACCGTATATTGATTAAATTTATTATCTCTTATCACTTTATCAAAAAGATATCCCTGATATTCTGTTTCCAACATTTTTGTGTTTTTTGTACACATATCTAATATACTACAATCTATTTGTACCCTGCGAATTGCCCGCATAGAGGTATTTATATACTCTAAATTATTTATCCAATTATCATAAAATTGTTTCAAATTATCATTCACTGTTATATAATTAAATATTTCCTGGATTTTTACTATATTTAGTAGATCTACTAGGCGACGAATCGGAGACGTTATGTGTATATATGCTTTTGATTCCCCACCAATTAATTCATGTGAGTTATTTTCATTATATATATTATATGAACCACACGAACACTGCCATATTTTTACAAAATTCAATATTTCATCCGGTACATTTGACGATGGTGTTATCATTTCTTTCATCTTCAGATTTCTATATATACCGGTTTTATACTTCAACATAATCTTTGCACTTTCATAATTCATTAATATCATTAAAAACGCAACAACATCATGACTATCTGATACAGATTTTATATACTTATATTCTCGACACATTATTGATACTGTCTCTTTTATTTTTTTATAATCTTTATTTTCTAAAAGACTTAACTCATCATAAACATAATTTTTTTTTACTTTAATTATTACATTGCTGAATTTTATATCTATAATCTTATAATCTTTTATATATATATCCATACAAAATGCAATTCTACTCTCATTTTCTAGTAAACTACATAATTGTTCAGACAATATAGACGGTAACATAGGACGTTTTCTATCGGGCAAATATATAGTAGAAATTCTTTTAGAAAATGATTCCCATAAATTATAATAATCTAATAATAATGGAACATTTGCTATGTATACACTCATTTTTTCTTCATCTATACTCATTGCATCATCCAAATCACCTTTACTATTTGGATCTATTGTAAAAACATTATAACTAGATGATCTATCTTCAATATTTTTATATTTATCTGTAATAGTTTTTATAAATGACTCATCTTGTTTTTTATTTACCATATCCATTGTATTATTTGTAAATTTTTTCAGAGACACATATAGATTTTTACAGTATAACTGATATTCATAAAAATTTACTAACTCATTTATATCACCAATTGTTTGCGTAAGACTTCCAATCGGATGCTTATCGTCCCATTTCTGAAACTTAAAAAGAACATAATTATCTTTTAACTTTTTATCAAATAAAATTTGTTTTTCATTATATGCTATTAAAAACGCAGGCAACCGTTTATCATTTGGTAAACATTTATAATAAAATTTATCCTTGCTATTACGTCCATAAGTCTTTTTACTAGATAATAAAATGCCGGGTATATAAGACGCATCTCTAATAATTGATTCCTTTAAATTTCCATTTATATCAACTATATCGCCCGTAAATAATTTAAATTCAATTGGATTTTTATTTATATCAGTTTCTTTCATATCTTTATCATTATACCATTTCCAATCTAAATAATTTCTATCATCTATATGAATTTTATAAAACATTAATATATATAATTATTGATTATTAATAAATACATATTAATAATCAATTTTTAATAATATTATCTAATTTCTACCTTTTATTATCTCATGTTTTATATTTTGCTTTTGCATCATTTTTAATATTAATTCCGGTAATATAGCCACAGTATTCATATATGTTCTATATTTTGCTGATAATACTGTTGTTTTTTTATCTACATATTTTACACTATACCACCAATATGCCGGTATATATATTATTTGACCAACTTCTAATGTTATTTCCAAAAATTTTACTTTATCAAAATTATTTTTATACTCTTCCTGAATATTCCAAACATTTAAAGGTGATCTAAATTCAAAATTATCATAATCTTTTGTTCCATATAAATATTTTTCGCTTTTTGGCGGTGTTAATTTTATTTTTATTTTACCCTCCAATACTACCAAATAATTCCTATAATTTATCTCATATCTTAAAGGTGTTGATGAATTAAGAGAACCACATAAATAATCATAATCAAAAGACGCCAGCATATATGGTCTTAAATATTCATCATTTATAGATAAAATCTTTTTCGTAGTTGTTTCTATCAAAAAATCATCATTATTTTCTATTATATATTTCTCTTCTTTATCATCATTTATTAATTTTAAAGCATCTTTTAATAGAACAGGTAAAAATAATTCACTATTATAGTCTGTATTTTTTGTATTTCTTACTTTTACATCAAAACTACCATACAAATTAACTAAATTATCTTGTTTTAAATTATTAAAATTACTCGTTTCTATATTAAATAATAATGGTTGTCGCAAATCACATAACTCTTCTAATCTCTCCTTTGATGTATTCTCTACTTCAAAAATTTCTAAATCATTGCTTTTTTTGTAATGATAAAAAATATGTATATAGATAAATAAAACCACGCAAAATATTAATATTGAAATTATTATATTCATTAACAAATTAATATAATAATTTTTTTGATTTATTACTAATTTATATATATTACATTATTACCCCCTCATTTAGATTTACCCTTTCCAGCTTTATCATTTGATGCAGTATCCATCTTGGACACTGTTTCCTGTAAAGATATCACCATTTTCTCTAAATTCTCAACTTTTTCTTTCATTTCCATATATGATTTTTCACTTACCTCACTGTTTGAACTTGTTAATTCTAATTTTTTTTCTAACACATTTGATAGCTCATCTAACTCTTTTTTTGTTACTTGTTCAACATCTACTTTATTATTTGATGATTTGACTTCCTTAAATTCATTCTTAAACTGCTCTAATTCTTTCATCGTAATTACTTTATCCGTATTTGGATTCGGAAATTTATTTAATGCTAAAGCCATATTGTTATGCATACTTTCTAATGTATCAATTCTATTTTGATGCATGCTTAAAATTTGTAATGGTGATAATTTAAGTTTCTGTTCTTCATTATCTCCTACTACTGGAGCACTATTTACCCGGTTTATTTGTCTAGAAGAACCACCAGGCATTTGGTTTGTTGGAGCCGGAACACCAGCTCTTCTACGTTTTGCTGCTGAAATAGAAGCCGAATTACTCATATTGTATATTTTCATATTATACTTTAATTTTCATTTATTTTCGCATTTCCATTTTAATTACATTATTCGATAAATAATCTTTTATTTCAATATCTTTCATACTATATTCATTTATATCATTATATGTTTCTAGAATTTTTATTTTCGGAAACTTATACAACTGATTCCCTATTTGTTTTTTTAATGGTTCTATATGATCATCATATATATGCGCATTTCCTAAATAATACAGAAATTCTTTTGGCTTTAATCCACAATGTTTTGCTATAATATGCGTTAAAATACTATATGATGCTATATTAAAAGGTACTCCTAAACCTACATCTCCACTTCTTTGATATAATGAACATGATAATTCATCATTTATAACATTAAATTGTGCTAAAACATGACATGGTGGTAATGCCATCTCATCTATTTGTTCAGGATTCCATGCACTTAAAATTAATCTTCTTGAATATCTCTCCACCGGATCTTTCAAACATTTTATTATATATTCTATTTGATCAACTCCTTTCCCCGTATAATCTGTATCACAGTCTTTATATTTTGCATTAAAAAATCGCCACTGATGCCCATAAACTGGACCTAAATCATTATCTTTTAAATTTGTTAATCCACGACTATCTAAAAAATCACGAGATCCATTACCATCCCAAATATGAACGTTCTGTTCTTGCAATTTTAAATTGCTTGTGGAGCCCTTTATAAACCAAAATAATTCTCTCGCACATGTCTTCCAGGCTACCTTTTTACTTGTTAATAACGGTAGTGTATCATCTTCTAAACTAAAATGCATCGCTGCACCATATATTGTTAGAGTATTCCCATTTCTTCCAGTCACCATTTCACCATGTTTTAATATATCTTTTATTAAATTTATATACTGATACTCATCATGTTTATCACTCAATTCTTTTGATTCACCATATTTTAAATTATCCAACGCACTTTTTAACATATTAATATTAATATTAATATCTTTATTTTTAATTTCTTTTTATAAATCATATGGAAAGTATCAAAGATACCTCTGATAGATCCGATGGATTTTTTCAATATGTTTTTAATTTTGATGAAGATAATAAAAATGTTCTAATGAATCTTTTTCAATATTCATTTTTAGCAGTCCCATTAGTTATTTTTTCACTTAAATTTATTAATTATGCTATGCCTGAAGAAGATTCCCAAAAAGGAACTTTAGAAGTTTTCGCTGAAGTATTAGGAACTCTTTCTCTTATATTATTATCTATTTGGTTTGTTAATAAAATAATTAGATATATACCCACATATACTACTAGAGAATATCCTAATTTTAATGAAATTAATTTTATTATTCCACTATTTATTGCACTTTTTACTATGCAAACTAAACTTGGTAATAAAATTAATATTGTTATTGAAAGACTAATTGAAATGTGGGAAGGTACTTCATCTGAAAATAAAAATCCTAAAAAAGACTATAAAACTAAACAACCTATTTCTGGTAATCAACACCAACCCAGTCAAGCTGACAATCTAAATACTATTCAATTACAAGGTCCACCTAATGCTCAAATGACTAATGTTAATGTTAATCAGTCTAATGGATTTACTGAATCACAGTATATAAATAATGTTCATAATCAAGCAACTCAACAACAATCAGAAAATAATTATAACAATATGTTCCAAGGGCCCAATACACCATTAGTTGGTGCTAATGAACCTTTACCATCAAATGAAGCATTCGGGTCTATGTTTGGTTCATCATTTTAATTTAGATATATATATCTTATTTTATATATATATATAAAATGTCTTATACAACTAATAATGGCATAATTAGTGGTGGCTCTAGACGAACATTATCTATGATGGCATTACAATATAATAGTCCAACTAATCTATTTAATGTTTATACTCCTGGTTCTGGAGTTCAAAGTGGTGGAAGAGCTTCTAATCCTGGTATCCGAAGTGCGCTTCGAAGACGTGCTCAACTAAATCGCGGCACTATGGAAAAACCACATACTGGTAGATGTATTGGATTCTGTAATAATAATGATAGCTCAAAACTTACAATTATATTATATTTGGATGGCACAAAAAAACAAGTTTTACTTTCTAAAAATGTTGATACCAATAATAAAATTTTTCATAATGCTAAAAAAATTAAATTTGGTAATGGTACAGAAACAATTTTTTCATCTTATAATATTAATAATAATCAGCTACCAAATTTATTTAATTTAATTGAAGTTATTATACCTAATTCGGTAAAAGAAATTGGCAAAACAGCTTTTTATTATACTCCATTATTAACTTCCATTATTATACCAAACTCTGTTACAACTATTGGAAAACATGCCTTTGCTTTATCCTCATTAAATTCAGTTAATCTCCCATTAGTTACAACTATTGGACACGGCGCCTTTGCTGGATCCCCATTAAATTCAATTAATCTTCCATCAGTTACATCTATTGGAAGTAATGCATTTTACGAATGCACCTCATTAAATTCAATTAATCTCCCATTAGTTACATCTATTGGATGTAATGCATTTCTTTGTTGTTCAGCATTAGTCACTATTGATCTCCCATTAGTTACATCTATTGGAAGTTATGCGTTTTACAAATGCACCTCATTAAATTTAATTAAATTAACAAAAGACCTGTCATTAGATATTGGAACTGAAGCATTTTATGAGATTCGATCTACTGCAACAGTATACCTTACCTCTACAGCAAAGGCTCATTTTGGCACTACTGATTATTTTCAAACAGTTGATGGTAATCTTCCAAATTTTAATATATCTTAATAAATTAATTTATAAAAAATAGGGAATAAATAAATATGTAACCATATTTATATAATGTCATTAGCAACTTTAAAACGAAAGACTAATAATAGTAATCCTAGAAATTGTCCTATATCCGGTAAGGGTACATTAGGTTTTGCATTAAATGGAACAAGACGAGTAGTTGGAACTGTAGGTCATACCAATCTTGGAAAAAGAGATACACGAACACCTTTTAGAGGAACCGTCCCTATGGGTCATGGTGGTAGATTAGGTAAATATCAAGAAATTATTTCTTATAATAATGAACTTTGTTGTTCAAATGATATTAATATAATTAAAACTTCTTCAAAATACAATAAAGGTATGATAGAAACACGGTATATGGGAACTTTACATGGAGCTTACAAAGAGCCTTATTATGACAATAATGGTAATTTAGTAAAACCTTTAATAAATTGGGTTCAACCAATTGATAATGGATATAATCAACATCATACACAAGGACAATACATTAAAGATGTTCATGCGAATAATGATTGTGTTACAAACTTTGAAGCTTATTTAGAAAATGGACCATATAAAAATGCTATATATAATTGTAATGGAAATATAGCATGCTCTTGGCATATTGGTGGTAAAAAATATATTACTGGTCATGGTGTTGGATCATCATCTGGTGGTCAATATGCTAAAACATTACATGGAAAAGGTGCTATCTCACAAAGTGATTATATTTCTGGACATTATTTAAAACAAAAAAATAATTTACCAACTCCTAAAAATAAAGCGCATTTCCCAATGAATTTAATTCGAAATGGATGTGATGAAAATATGTTAACTGTAAAAGAAGCTATTGAAAAGGGTTTATTACCCGAAGATCATGTTAATGAGCTATGTAGCTCAAAACTTACAATTATATTATATTCGAATGGTACACAAAAACAAGTTCTACTTTCTAAAAATGTTGATACCTATAATAAAATTTTTTATAAAGCTAAAAAAATTATCTTTGGTAATGGTACAGAAACAATTTTTTCATCTTATAATATTAATAATAATAATCAGTCACCAAATTTATTGAATTTAATTGAAGTTATTATACCTAATTCGGTAAAAGAAATTGGCCAAGCAGCTTTTTATAATACTCCATTATTAACTTCCATTATTATACCAAACTCTGTTACAACTATTGGAGAATCAGCTTTTGTCAATTGTCCAGGATTAAAATCAATTAATCTACCATTACTTACAACTATTGGAGAATGTGCATTTGTTACTTGTTCAGCATTAGTCACTATTGATCTCCCATTAGTTACAACTATTGGAAACACCGCTTTTAGTAATTGCACAGCATTAACTTCCATTAATCTACCATTAGTTACAACTATTGGAGACTGTACATTTAATTCTTGTTCAACATTAGTCACTATTGATCTCCCATTAGTTACATCTATTGGACGTGACGCATTTGGCGAATGCCCCTTATTAAATTCAATTACTCTACCATTAGTTACATCTATTGGATGTAATGCATTTCTTTGTTGTTCAGCATTAGTCACTATTGATCTCCCATTAGTTACATCTATTGGAAGTTATGCGTTT